GCGTCGGGCGGCATGTTCGTAGGCGAATCCGCGTGTGCGGCAGCACGACCGGTAGCCCACGCGGAACGCAATGCCACCTCAACACGCTTCTGCGACTCCGCATCGAGATCGCGGGAGATCTTCACCAGGCCGGCCCGCAGCTTCGGAAGTTTCAGCAGCATGCGAGTCAGCCACACAAGGCCAGCTGCGACCCGATCACCGAACGCGATGCCCGCCAACCAGCGGAAAACCTTCAGCTCAGCCTCGCCATACAAGTGTTGAATTGGGCCGATCAGCTTGTCGCCGAACGACGGGGTCAGAGGCATCAGGCAGCCTCCTGCACCCCATCAGCGCTATCGGTAGCGGTCGGATCGTTCTGCGCGGCAGCAGGATCCTCGTTCAGGTCCTGGCTGTTGGTGCCGCCGAACTCGCCCGGAAGATGGTCCGGAACCTGCATTCGGTCCTCGTCCATGATCTTGCGGACTTCCTCATCGATCTCGTCGTTGGACCAGTTCGGGTTGTACATGCGCACCAGCGTTTCCGTCGAAGCCGCGCGAGCAGCCCTCAGATTGCTGATAGTCGTCGACAACTGGACGGGGTCCTGGTCCGAACGGACCGGGAACTTCATTTCCGGGTCCTTCTTCAACCCGAAATCGCCTCGCTCCCAGACGATGCCATCCAGGAGAACCGCGGTGCGAGCCAAGGGCTGTAGCGCACTCTGGTGATACAGAATCTTCCGGCTTCGCGTCGAGTTCGACTTGCCTTGACGCGCAGACACTTCCGTCGCCGTGATCGCAGCTGAATCGGCGTCGTCGAAGTCGGCAGACGAATACCCGCACGCGCGAAGGATCTGCTTCAACAGTTTGTCGCATGTCCGCTCATGCTCCTCAACGCGGATCGCGAACTGCTGCGCCTGCACCAACTGGTTAGGGCCGTCCTCGGGCAACAAGCCAGCTCCAGGGACAGGCGTGAAAATCTGCTGTTCCGGATCCCACGTCGAACCCTTACCAGGGCCGTTGTCCTCCAACGCTTCCTGCGACACGAACAAGCGAGCCTTCGCAAGATCAATGTCCCGCATCCACGATGACCAAGCCTCATCCAAGGCGTCGAACAGGTGCTCGACACCCTCAAAATCGGAGCGACCTAACGGCGCCAACAGTGGATCATTCCGCCACCTGCGTGCCGGTTTCACGTTCGGGACGTATGCAGCCGTCAAGCGGTCGAGGCCGGTTTTCACGGTGGAGTTCTCATCCACAATGTCGGCGGCCCACTTCATCACCGGCAGGTCGGTGAGGTCCATTTCGCGGCCGATCAAGCCCTTATCGCCGAGATACAGGCGGTGTTCGATCGCACCGGGCGAATGATGTTCCAGGTGCCGCCATACTCCGCGCTTGTCCTCAGCGACGATCGTCCAGAAAGTAACTTCAGCCAGCTTGCCGTACCGCCACACAGGGATAGCAGCGTCCGGGGGTACCACCGAGATCATGACCTTGTCGCAGAACGACTTGTCCCACACCAAGCGGTAGTAGGTTCCGCACAACGCCGCACCGGTTTCAGCGCCCTCCAGGAACACAGCAACCGTGTCCGCGTCATCCATGATGTCGTTCAGGCGTTCTTGCGCGCCCTCCACGTCTGTGGCGTCACCTTCGGAGAACAGCCACGATGGCGGCTGCCCGAACAGGAGGTCAGCGGACGCGGTGGCGACATCTGCGGGTGCGGGCACATGCAAGCGTTTCTGGTCTTGCAGCATCGGGCGCCCAAACCAGAAGCGGGCAAGTCGCCCACGTAGGCCATGGGAGAGCTGAGATGGGCGCGGCGGGATATAGGTCGGGTCGCTGTAGATGCCTTCGAGCGCTTCGATATCGCTGCTCCACCAGGCGGTATACGTATCCCACTGTTTTGCTGCCTCGTCCCACGGCTTAGGTGGCCAGGCGCCAGAGAACTCGGGCATCGGCATGCGACAGCCTCCAAGAAGAGAGAGCGCGCGAAACCGTTGCGGCGCTGTGAAGTTGGAAAGTCAGTTACAGGAAGGCGAGATCCGACCAGCCGAGCGGGGAATGGTCACCCACGAGGTAAGTCAGGATCCCGGAGCGGGAGTAGCGTCCCGTCATGTCACGCAGCCACTTGGAGCCGCCGTCCAGACTTGGAGCCTGGAACACTGTGCAGGACCCCATGTCCCAGGCGGCGAAGTGGTGGCGGTGGGCGGTCTGCCAGATGCGAGCGCGATGCGCGTCTAGGTCGCCTCTGACTTGGCCGTTGAGCCACTTCTCGAAGCCGGACGCGTCATGCCCGCTGATCTTGTGGCCATGATTGAACGCCATCGGAACCCCAGCGACAGTCGTATACACGTTCATCTCGTCGTGCGGGATCGTCCACTGCACGTGGTCGAACTCGGGGCGGGCGGCGAGGATCCTGCGCAAGGTTTCGGCGAGGAACCCGCCGGCGTTGTCGCTGTCGGAGGTTTTGTTGTCGCGTCCGTTCTGCCGTCCGAGCTGTCCGTGGTTGCAGAGGACGGACACGAATTGGGCTTTGGTGAACTGGGGGAACAGTTCTCGCGCGTATAGCTCCCACATGTCGAGGACGAAGTTCATTTGTCCGCGGGTGTTCAACTCGACGGTGAACAGCTGGGAGGCGTAGGAGCCGTCGCAGCCTTCCATGGGGTCGCCGTTGTTGACTAGGACGACTTCGTCGATGTTGTGGTGTAGGCGTTGACGATTCAGCCACGTCTGCACGTTCGCGAGACCATCCAGCAATCGCTGCTGAGTGGCGGCCACTCCCCCGCCCTCTGATTTGCCGCCCTGGACGTCCGCGAGGTTGATCACTGCGGCGACAGACGGGCGGTCAACTGACGGGGCGGGCATGGCGGGCAGAACCCAGTTGCGGACCTGCGCGCGGCGTTCTTCTATCTCCGCTTCGGGCAGCCATTCTTTCGGCTTGCGCCGGAAACGTGCACTGTAGGAATACAGTTGGACAGTGTCGCGGTCGCCCTCTTCAGTGCGGCGGGACTGCTGCCAGGTGGACATGCGGACGGTGTCGTCAACGACTTCGAATTCGTTGGCGTCGAGTCGGAACAGTTCGAAGACGCGGGTCCAGTCCTCGTTGATCGGCCCGTCGACAACGACGTTGTTGACCACCGCGCCGTCACGGGTTACGTCGATCGATCCCTTGTTCGCGGGCTCGTTCGGGGCTGGCGCGTTCTCGATCTCGTCTGCGAGGCTCAAGCGACACTCTCCAAACCGCGCGCGCAGGAGCACATTCCCCGGCAGTGTTTCCGGAACTGTGTTTCTGCCGCTTCGCACCCGTTCTTCACGCACATGCGCCACAGGTCGGATACCGCGCCGCCGTCTTCGAGGAATGCTCTCGCGGCGGTCCGGTCCCGTTCGTCCACGCTTTGGAAGAACAGCCCGGTTTTGCACGGGTTCGGTTTGCGGGTTTCTTGCTGTGCAGCGTGCACGTCATCCGCGAGCGACAATTCCGTCTCCTAGATCAACTGTTAGAACAATCGTATTCGGAGGCGCAAACCCTGAGGTCGGATGCGGTTTTTACGCCGCATCCGGCATCGAGTCCAGCTTTGAAGCGCTGGCGAGTTTCACGTATTTGCGCCACTTGCGCTCGGTCGATGCGATCGAGTAGCGGAGTGAGTCGCAGTTGTGAACGAGGACGCCATTGGCGTAGTACTCAGGCTGCTCGGCCACTGTCAGGTTGTACACGGGCTGCGCAATTGCGCGACTGGAGACGGCCACGACACTTACGGGAGCAGGTTTGCCCCCGAGCGTATTTGTTGATCGTGAACGACTCTCCACAGATGACGCAGGCGCGTTCAACGTTGTCGAGCCCAGCCGCTCGTCGCCACGAGGACTTGCAGTTGTTCGAGCAGAATCGGCCAGGAAGTGGTGATTCGAACTCGGTCCCGCAGTGGTCGCAGGCGGCTTGCTTCGGCTGCCAGTCGTCCCAGATTTTGCGGGCATGTTCGCGATGCCAGGCGCGGCCTTCTTCGCTGCGATGCCATTCCACGGTGAGTGGCCGGATTGTTGCCATGTGTTCGCGCTGCCGCGCGACTCGCTCTGGATCATTCCGGAAGTCTTCGCCGTGATGGGCCAGATGTTCGCCTGCTGGAATGCATTCCAGATTCGACGGGTCATTGTTGGAAGGATCGTGGTCCACGTGGTGGATGTGGTGGCCTTCGGGAATCTCGGTGACCCCGTGGGAGTCCATCCAGATTTCTTCGTGGAGCCGCTTCCAACCGTTCTGCTTGTCGCCGATCCCCGGTGTGTAATAGACCTGGTCGGAACGATGTTTCGAGTCTGGGTAGCGACGGAATTTGATGCCTTTGAATACTGCAACTTCGACGCGCTTTTGCACGTATCAAGTTTATCAGCGTAACGCAAGCCGTCGATTCGCGTGAATCCCTTGCCCTGCACCCAGACCGGGTGATTTCCGGTGCCCACCAACGAGCTTCCGTCAGAAAGTGTGACGGAAAATACCGGCTCCACTCCTGTGCAACCACTCTCTATAACTGGCTTATAGCCAGCACGAGTCAACGCCAGAGTGCCAGGCCGGATCGTTTCGATAGGCTGTGGGCCGTCGATCGTTTCCACCAACGTCCCAGCAACGAAGCACGAGTGATCGTTCAGCTTGATCGGCTGGTCTTTGCCCTCGTCCGTCGCCTTGGTGTCCCACACATAGCCGGGGAGTTCTTTCAACAACTCCGGGCAGCGATCCGAAATCTTCAACTGGCCGGTGCTGAGTAGCGCTGAGACGGTGCGGATTCCGTACAGGACGTTGTTTTGCGCCGGGTACGTGGTGAGTCCGTCTTGTTTCAACTGGACGCGGTAGTCGGCGGCGGCGGGGTCAACGAACGTGTAGCACTTCAACCGCGGCGGGTTATCGGGGTCCTCGGAGGGGTGGTGCGGGCCGGCCATCCATGTCCGGAGTCCTTCGGACAGTTGGACGTTGGTTTTGCGGGCTTCCTTGTTGGACGGCGCGTATCGCCATTCGTCGACCGCGTAGAGGATGTTGTCTGTGCCCAGGCCGAGGAGGGTGGCGGCGGTCGGGTTTGTGGTGCCGTGGTCGACGCCGATCCCCAAATAGAACTGCATGTCTGGCAGTTCCGTCCACTTCACAACATGTTTGGCGGGGTCGAAGCAGTCGTAGACTGCGCCGTCTGCTGCGACCCATTGGCCGAGGATGTTGCGCAAATAGAACAGGCCCTGGTTTTCGGCTTTCAACGACGCGATGTAGGCGTCATCGAGACCGGGGTTGTCGTCGAGGGTGAAGTTCCATGCCTTCAACCGCATCCCACGCTCATGCGCCCGGTCAATGAAATTGACCTTGAGGTAGTGCGATGGGTTGTCGGGGTTGGTTGTTGCCAGCAGTTTCGCGCCAGGCACCGACAGGCGGGCGCCGAGCTGTGACCAGAAGTTCTCCGGTAGCAGCGTGGCTTCGTCGACCATCGCGAGACAGGCTGTGAGGCCGCGGATTTTGGATTCTGCGCGGACGTCGCTGGCACCGATCAACCACACGGTGCGTCCGAGGATCACTGCTGTGTTGGATCCGCGAGTGTGGTGCACCTCGTGCGCGAGCGGCCCGAAAATGGTGACGTCCTGCATCGCGTCGAGGATGTTGCGTTCGATGGTTTGCAGGGTGCGGCCGACGATCACGATCTGGCCGGTGGTGGGGGCGACTGCGACGGCGTGGAAGAACGCTGCGATGGAGGAAATGGTTTTGCCGGAGCGGACTGCGCCGGACCAGATTGTGGTGCGGTAGTGGGTGTAGGACACCATGGATGCGAGCTGCTTGCGGGACATGGGCAGCGCATCCAGGTTGATCACTGGTCGCCGTCCGAGTCCGGGGGCTCGTCGCCTTCGTCGTTGTCGTCTGGGTTGCTTACGTCGGTTCCGACTGCGTTGGTGATTGCGGAGAACAGGTCGACGATCATCGACGCGGTTTCGACGTTCGCGCCGCCCTTGGCTTCAGCGATAGCCTTCAGCTCTGCGGCCTTGTAGGTGCCGGTCAGCTTGGCGCGTTGTTCCATGATGGCGAGGGCGCGGTCGATTTTCCATTCGGCGCCCTTTTCACCGGAAATGATGTCGGGCCAGATCGCGGCGAGCATGGCGTCGAGCCGCGATAGCTCCATTTCCAGGTACTCTTCGGCGTTTTCGCGGGTGATGTCTGCGATAGCGGCGCTGATGTAGCGGGAGACGCTGGATTTGTCCCACCCGGTTTCTTCGCAGATCTCGCGCTGCGACTTGCCCGCTAGGCGGAGTTCGAGGGCGTAGTTGCGTTTCTGTTGGGTGGTGACGAGGGTTTCGATGGGGATGGTGCGTTTACGTGCCATTTGGCGACCTCCATAGACACGACGGCTCCTGGCCTGTCCGTGCTGTAGGGGGAACGGCCGCCACCTGGACGGCCGGGCGAAGAGGCGACAACGTGTGTCGCCCCTTCCGGTGGGGTGAAGTTAGAGGCCCTTAGCGGTCTTCCATGTCGCGAACGCCGCGGCGAGAGTCTTATCGGCGTCGACAGGGACCGGGGTCGGGGCAGGGGTCGGTACGGGCGCCGGCGCCGGGGTGATGACGGGGAAGGGACCGGCCTGTCCGGTGAGCGCCTGATAGTCGGCGTTCAATGTGGCGGCGTCGATCGTGGCGGGTGAAATACCCTGCGCGGAGAGCCAATCCAGGTCCAAGGGGATCCAGCACTCATCGACGAACCGCAGGGCGAAATCGGCACTCATCTTCTGAGTTCTGCCCCATGTGACGCAGGTGAAGCCGTCGTCGTAGGCGCCGAGGTTGATGCAGTGCCCACCTTCCATGGTGGCGCGTTTCACCACGGTCCATTCTTGGCCGCGGTTGAACTGGTCCATGGCGCTCGACGGGAAGTTCATACCCGCGTATACGGCGCCGAACAACGAGATGCAGGCGCGGATGGTGTCGTGGTCGGTGGCGTCGATCTGCGCGTAGGCGGCGATCTTGTTGCCGCCGATGCCCACCTGGTGCCAGCGCTTCAACGCGTCCTGGAGGGTGGCGCCGACATCGGTGGAGGGCTTGCCGGGCTGGTACCCGCTGACGGCCTCGTAGAACGCGAGAACGTCTTTGTCGGCGACCGGGGCGTCCTGATGCTGGCCGTACCAATTGATCTGCTGCGCGACGTGGCCGGCACCGGATGCGGTGCAGCAGCCGATCTGGTCGTTCAGCGACATGGGCCAGGTTTTGACTCCGGAGAGCCAGTCGGCGGTGGGTGGTGCTGTGTAGCCGCGCAAATGGTCTGCGGTGAGGCGGAGGCGCGGGGGACGCGGGTCGTGCGGGAGACGGCCGAACACAGGGTTCTTGATCAAATTTTGAGCACTCTCGGGAGATGGTGGAACGGATCTACCTGGCTGGGAAGAAGGTTCATGAGGTGGAGTGCGGTCACGGCGATTGCGGCGCGGGTGATGACAGGGTGGCGTTCGATAGCGCGGTCGACGCCCTCGGACAGCAGGTGTCCGGTCGGGGCTAGGAGTTCCCAGGCGGTCACGCCCGCGAGCAGGACGATCCACGCTGTCTCTGCCGTGCAGAAACGGTCGGCCACTATGACTCTTCGTCCGTTTCGCATTCGTCGTGCATCAGCATGATCGTTTGCGGTTGCTGGGCGAGGGTGGAGATGACCGCGGAGACGAGGTCGATGGTGGAGACCTGTTCGGGTGCGGGGGTGTCGATTTCGATCTCGAACAGCCACAGTTTGAGCCGGAATTTCATGTGTTCTCCTATCCGGCCCGGACTGGTTAGTCGGGTTCGTTCAAGATGTCGCGCAGTCTGGCCAACCGGTATTCGAGAAGCCCGATTTGCACGTGGATGGGGACGCTGTCCTCGCGGGTGAAAGCGCCCACTGAGGTCCAGCGGTCACCGTCTTCGCCGAATCCGGCACGGGCGGCGACAACCATGTAGTCCATGAGGACACCGCGGTCGGGGTCGTCGTCGTATGCGGCCCACACGGATTCGATGGCAGCGGTGAGCGCGTTGTCCGCGGCTTGCTGTTCAGGCGTCCGTGGCATCAGACTCGCGGAGGCCAGTTCCAGTGGCCCGGTGTCGGCTTTTCCGCGTACGGGATCACGGTCGCATTGCCCTCGCGGTCAGCGAGGTAGCCAGGAAGTTTGCCGGGGTAGAACGTCGACAATGCAACGACGCCGTCATCTCCGACCGCCGTGATAATCGCTGCCATTGGGCCGTCTTCGCTCTGGTAATGCACGATTCGGCCGACACTCGGCGCGGGGGATTTCACTGTTGTTCCTCGTTGATTCGGCGCACTGCCTGCTCGATGCGGTCCGGCGAATAGCCTGACCAGTGCTCATCCCCCGCTACGACTACCGGTGTTTGCTGGTAGCCGAGGTCGAGGATGTAGTTGAGGGCGGTGTCGTCCTGGCTGACGTCGACCTTCGTGTATTCGGCGCCGAGAGCGTTCAGTTTGCGGACGGTGGCGCGGCACGGCATACAGTTCGGCTGCGAGTAGACGGTGATCTCAGGCATTGTCGCCGCCCAAATCGCGGTAGGTTTCAGCCAGGTACTGTTGCGCGGCAGCCAAATTGAGCGCGGCAGCCTCGCGTGCACCGACCAACTGTTCCTGCGCTTCGCGGGCGCGTGCCTGGGCGCGCATTACACGCAGCTGAGCCGCCCGCGCCCGATCGAATTCGTTTTCAATCGTCACGGCAGGCGGATCCCGAGGTCGTTCAGCGACGGCAGGGTCGGCAGCGGCGGCGGGACATAGTCGCGGACAGCCTGCGGCACAACCGATTCCACCTCATCCGGGATGTAAGCGGACAGCGGTGTCGGCGTGTACGGGTCCGGGGTGACAGCATCCTGAACAGCCATCAACGCAGGATCCAGATCCTGGATCGACGGCAGCGGTCCGGGAGTCCACTCCGGAAGCGACGGCAACGGTTGCGGCCATTCCGGGATCCCAGTCGGGCTCGACTGCGGGATGTTCGGGTTCGGTGACGGTTCAGGCACAGTGACCTCAGTGCCTTCAGGCACGTCGTTTGCCTCGTCCACGTCGTAGTAGTGCCAACCGGACAGGTAGCCCTGCACGGCGAGACCGAATGCCAGCGGATCGGACCAGGGTGCCGGGGCGCTGCATGTCCAGTCGTACTGGTGGCACAAGCGGCGCTCGTTCGGTGCCGGCGGGCGAGTGCCCGAGTTGGAGGCGCCTGGGTAGATGCCGGGGATCTGCGAGTAGATGCCGTCGACGCTGTACGGGTCGCCATAGGTGACGACATGATCCGCTAGCGGGGCGGAGTCGGATGCGACCTGCGCGCCCTCAGAGTGTCCGATGACGGTCACTTCACCGGTGGGGCATTCGGCGCGGTAGTCGGCGATCATGCGCGCGACAACAGCGTCCCCATCCTGGATGGACTCGTCTTTGGTGTACGGTCCGACAGGCCAGATGCTCGACTTGTAATCCGCTTCCGCGACACGGTTCCCATCAGCGGCCTTCTTAGCAAGATAGCCGTCGATGATCGTGGTGTTGCCCTGCTGCTGCATGTACCGTTCCTGCGAGCCGCCAACAGCGATCACGTACGGTCGGCAGTCGGGGCCGTCAGCGTGCGCGGCTGCGGGGAGGCCGAGGGGGCCGAGGAAGATGACACCGGTTGCTGCGGCGAGAGCCACGACGGGCAGGCGTTTGGACATGTTGGGGTGGCTCCTGGCCTAGCGGGTGAAACTAAAGGGGTTTGGGGCCCGCTGATCTCCCAGGTAGCGACCAACGGATCAGCGGGCCGGGCCGTGGCGCGCGGAGAGGAGGGATCGCGCATGCTCGACGGCCCCCGCCACCTGGAAACTCTGCGGCCAGCTTTGAAGCGGCGACCCCGGATGCGTGAATGGGGTACGAGAGTGGTGACGGAAATCTGATAGAATGACGGCAGAACGCCCCAGTGATACCCAAGCGGTAGTAACTCGCCTCTGCTTCGGCAAGCGGTACTCGCCTCTGCGTCGCCTCTACCCGTCAGGGAATGCGGCACAAGCACACTGGGGCTTTCGCCATTTCAGCTATGCGGTAGGTGTTCTCTGGGCAGCACCGCCACTACCCAATTGCGTTACCTCAACAGGGAGGTCGCACCACGCTTACGTGGTTAAGTGTGTTTCAGTCGCGGTCTCGTGGCTGACGCTCACGGTGCGCGCGAACAAGGTGATGGTCACCATCACAGGCTGGTGCCCCTCGGTGGTGATCTCGTGGATGATCGGCGGATGAGCCTGAGGCGTCAGGACGCGCTTGCCGTTGATGCGGATCTCGTTCGGTACAACGATGCCGTGCGCGCCATCGCGGTCGGTATCAGTTGTGCGCTCGATGATCTCGATGTCGCAGGCGTCGGGAATTTCCTGGCTCACGCTGTTCATCCTCGTGTTGGTTCGGGTTCGGCGGATCGGCCGCCAGTCTTCATCGGTGAGAGCGCTCACTTGCCGCCGTGTTCGCGGTGATGCTGTTTCGATCCGGGCCAGTACCCCAGGGCGGCGTGAAAGTATTCAGCGGCCAACCCGGACGCCTTTTCAATCGACATATGCTGAAGCAAACGACTTCTCAGCGTTCTGTACGGCGTTGGACTGGCTTTCCAGTCGGAACCTTCACCAGTGATCCACCACTCGTTCAGCTTCCTAGATGCGCCCATACCGGGATTCGGGTCAACCATGAGCCCTACTCCCCCACGCGGTATGCCGCATAGGCGGCAGCGGTTTCGAGGTAGAGCGGACGAAGGATCTCGTCAATCGCAGAACTCATGTTAGGGATGCCCGTAAGCAGAAAGTCGCACAGCTCGCTGAACTCCCGAATGGTCTCGGAGAACTCGTCTTCGATATCCATCAGGACTCCTCAACGAATTCCAGGAGAGCTTCACTAGCGGTATCGCTGAAATCGCAGCGGACAACCTCGCGGTAACGACGTCCGTTGATGAACCAGTCCGCACCAGGAACCGGCGGTGCGTAACCAGGCGAGTAGTAGTCGGACATCAGGACTCCGATCTCGCTGCGGTACAGCACAGGCTCACATCGAACGGGCACACACGAAGATCGTGCGGGCAGTAGTCGGTCAGTTCCTCGTCCACGGTGGGCTCGTACTCGTCGGCCCAGCCGCCGCTTTCACGCTTCTCCCGCTGCCGAACGCTTCCGCGATTAGGTGGAGGGCAACAGCCGGCAGAACAGTTGCGGTGAACCATCATCGCCATACCCACCGCCATTTACTGCGCAAAAAGAAAACCGCAGGTCGGCGCGGCAACCGTTCGGAAATTCCGAATAGTTGGCAAAGAAATCCGCGGTGGCGCATGGCTGCCGCAGCTACACCATGCGCCGCAAGGGCTGTCGCGCCGAAACGGGAGGACCCTCTACTGTTACCGCCGTTTAAGCCCGCCACCAGAGGCGACGGGTGGTATGCGGAAGGTAGAGGACACGATCCCCAAGCGCAGCGGCTCGATCTCGCTAGCAACGAGTCCCAGGCCCCGCCTGGTTTGCCTTCCCGACGCGGAAAGTTGAGGAGTCGAACCCCAGCGTGTTACCGCCCCTCCGGTTTTCAAGACCGGCTGGCCTCCACAGGCCGGAACCTTCCAATGCATCTAGCGGCCCGGACTTGAACCGGGAAACCCATGCCACTCTCGCTAGATGCTGGTGCACCGTGGCTACGTCCGGCCGGATGGAATCGAACCACCTGTGCCCGAAGGCGGGAGGGTTACAGCCTCCGTGCACACCATGTGCTCAACCGGGAAATCCGGCCCACTCCCACGCGCCAGGGCGGGCCGAACGATTGCACAGGTGGGAAGAATCGAACTCCCGCGCGCGGTTTTGGAGACCGCCGCTCTACCACTGAGCTACACCCATATGCCGCGGCCCTGGCTCGTCAACCGTCCGGATGACTACCAGGGCCGCTTCCGCAACCTACAGGCTGCGGCAACGTTTAGTTGGTGGGACGGTTACTAGCCGTTCGACCGGGGGACGAACACTTAGTCATGTAAGTTCCCGGCGCCACAACACTTGTCCGCTAAGACTGGAAGCCTCAGGCCGCTAAGCCTTCAGGTGAGCCCTCAGCACTTGCCGTTGGGTCCCAACACATTCCCGTTGTGCACATTAGGGCCCGCGTTCCCGGAAGACCCCACACTCTGTCACCACCAGCATCGGCCGCTAAACCGATGCTTTGCTCCCCGACCGCGATTCGAACGCGGAACCTCCGACGTCTCGGCGCTCATGCCGTTGAGCTACCGGGGAACTTTCTTCATTTGTTGCGCTACTTGCGAAGGGCGGCCCACCCGTGAGGGCGGCGGGAAACTTCACAGTTGGCGCACAGCTGGAAACCGCAATCCTAGGAGCGGCATCCGCGAAAACTTGATTCGAGCATAATGCTCCGCCGAAAATGTAGCACACCCCTACCGATTTCCTGGCATTTTCGCGAATTAAATTGCCATTTGTGACGAAAATCACCGGAAATCGGGCGGAATTCGATTGGTGATGGCGAGTTACCGCCACAAATCAGGCAGCCGCCTCCGATTCCTGCCCGCCGGCGAGGTGCCCCGCGATACGTGTGGAACGCGCGGCCTGGTCTGGATCCAGCTGGGGAATCCGCCCGACTCGCTCGTAGCTTTCGCGGAACACTCGACTGCACGCCTGACATTTGAATTGCTGCACACCCTTAATGCGTGCCCAACGATAAACACGGTTGGACGCGCAGCGCGGGCACGGCGGAGGTGCGACCCGGTCAGTGAGAAGTTCCGAGTCTCGCCAGCGGTCAGCCTTTCTGGCGAGCGGAGGGAAGACGGGATCGATGTCCCGAAGGAGTGCTTTCGCTGCCGATCCACCAGCTCGGATCATAAATTGTCCCGGCTTTCCGGCTGCATACACCGGGAATCGCTCCTCGTACCGATCCGAAAGGAGGTCGGCCAGGCGCTGAACGTCGCTCCCCTGAAATCCGTGAGTAGCAAACTTGATCTCGGGGCTCCGGCGCGATGCCGCGCACACTGACCCGTCATCCGCGAACCAGACCGCAACGGCAACAGCAGAAAGTCGCAGATCGTCAGGCACGACTTTTGTTCCGTCCGGATACCAGCGAAGATGTGGAGCCCGCAACGCTGAATCACACCGAGTCCTGAACTTCGCCTGCTCATAGTGCTTACGAGTTCTGCTGTCGAAGATGGTCCGAACTCGCACGGAAGCGTCAGTCAATCGGGCTCGGAAAACGTCCGCCGTCCAATGGATGTAGTCCAGGTCCGTAGCGGTGCGGGTGATACGCAAACACGGATTGCGGCTGTTCTTCCCCAGGCTGAGACACCCGTCTCCAAGCATCAGGCCGTCCAATACTTCGCGCTCCTGAAGCGTCAGCGGTGTGGTCTCGTGGGTTTCAGGTCGCGCCATCAGACGGTCCGTTCCGTTCTGTCGCCACATCCGATGCCATGAATAGAGGGTCTTTGACTGGATGCCGGTCGCTTTCGCGACTTCAGAGACGCGGAGACCTTGCTCGAAGTGGGCGATGGCTTGCCGTTTTGCGTTAACGAGTGCAGCGCCTTTGAGCACCTTCAGGCCCGCCCGTCAGGCGAGTTCGGGGTCAAGGTGTGGTTGTAGACCGCCTCATAAGCCTTCATGCGGTCGCCGATACTGGTCATGCTGCGTCGTCCCGTCGTCTCGTGTACTTGCGTGTCCCTGCCCTGCGCCTGACTTCCCCCACGCCGTTCGGGCCGTAGAAGACGTCTTTCGGTATCTCCCCCGACGCAACCTCCGGCGCTGTGTGTCCCGCGTGCCACCCGCCTTCGATATGCGGGCACCGATAGGCTTGGATCTGCTCCCCCGGAAACCTGCGCCGCACAATCAGGCGCGCCAGTTTCCGCGACTTGTAGGCGAGTTTCCCGCAGCCAGGGCAGTAACCCATCGTCGGACTCGAAGCGGTCTTCATGCCGCCTCCCCTAGATCGAAGAGGCCATCCTCAACCGCCGGGACCGAAATTGCTGCGACAGAAACGGGCTCAGCGTTGGCGCGCAGTTCAGTGAAGTCCGCGGTGACGATTTCGCAGACCGGAGAAACGCCGTGCCACTCATCGCGGTAATAGCTGGTGTCGATGCCGCAGTTGGCTTCGAGCACGATCCCGGTGGCATCGGTGAACTTCGCGTACTCGCGGTCGCCGCCTGTGTACTCATAGCAGGGTTTGCCGCTGTAAGCGAAGGGCGCGGACATCTGCGGGATGATGAACACCCCGTAGTCCGCGACCGCGGAAGCTACTGCGATAACGTGGTATTCGAACTTGCGGCCCCCGTATCCGGGCGCGTTCATGCCGCGTTTGATCGCACCGTAAGGCGGGTTGCTGATCGCCACATCGAAGCGACCCAACCCCATGTTCGGGATGTCGAGCACATCCCCAACGATCCAGGTCGCTTCGGGCATGATCTTGCGACCGATCCGCGCATACTCCTGATCCCGCTCCACACAAACGAACTCACGCAACGGGTCACCATCCCAGCGATGCCCGAACAGGTTCCGGCACGCGAATGACAGTCGTCCGATGCCGGCGCACAGGTCGATGATTCGTGCAGCCTGGTCGGGGATCTCGATGGACATGTCGCGTGCCAAACCTGCGGGGGTGAAGAACGCGCCGTGTGTGCTGTTCGCCGCTGTCGATGCCTCTTGGAAGTGTTCGAGAACGAATTCCTTCTCTTCCTCGGTCAGATCCCGGCCGAGGTCGACCAGGGCGAGCGATTCGGCGTGACGCTTCTCTTCCTGCTTGGTCAGCTTCGCCATCAGGCTGCCTCCGCCCATCCGTGCGCGGCGAGCACTCCAGCGAGGTTCGGGCGCCGGAAGTTGGGGCCTTTCAGGATTTTGCCATCGCCTCTGCGCATCACCTTGCCGTCGACCAGCTTGCTCATGTTCGACGCGTTGACTTCTTGAAAGACTGCCGCGAGCGGGATCCGCAGTTGCAGCGCGAGATCCGACAGCACGAACATGGTCAGGTGGAGGACGTTGTCCACCTCGATCAGGTCCTCGTCGTGGACTGCGGCATGAAGGCGCGCGTTCAACTCGTCCAGCTGGTCCATCCAGCCGCCACCGTCCGCCGCATCAAACAACGCCCAGGTGGCGTGTCCGGGAGGGTTGTGCAGGAAACTCGGCAGGAACGTGCGAGCGACACCGAGCCGCAACGCCATACCCGCTAGCACCACGAGGGAATCAGCGATAGCGTCCGCGGTTTCGACGAGGTCCCGGCTGTCGATCGCTGAACCCAGCTCCCCCAGTTCTTCGTCGATCAGACGCAACGCCAGCTCGACTTCATCTGCCGGCACCCAACCGGGCACGCCGCGTAGGCGGACGTCTGCGGCGAGGTTGAATCGGCGGACGTCTGCGAATAGGTCTGCGGTCATTCGGTCACGCTCCGTGTCGTTTCGTCGTGGTGGGGTTGGGGCAGTGGATGCGTATATGGCGGACTCGGCCATCAGAAGTCGTCGTGGTCGGGTTTGCCGAGTCGCATCAACGGCAGGCCCATGCGGTCCCACATGCGGCACACCGAGAGGCGGTCATCGAAGACACCGAGGATCCGGAAGCGGTTACGGAGATGCTCATTGAACAAATCCGACTTCACGAGGTAGTCGGGTCGCTTATCCCCCGCAGCCCGCATGTACAGGCCATCGCACGGAATCTTGTTGACGCGCAACCATTCCTCTGTGATATCGCGGCAGTCGTCGTCGCGTCCCGACAACATGATGATGACGGCGCTGCTCGCCAGTTTCCGCAGGACAGTCACCGTGTGTTCGATCGGCTCGTCCTCGTTCACGCGGGTGAAGTCGTACGGGTCACGATCGGTCATGCGGCTTACGGTGCCGTCGATGTCGCAGATCCATGCTGGGTGCAGCGACTCATTGGGCACATATGGCTCCGGGTAGAAGAAGAGATCCGGTGACGCTTGCACCTTCGGCCATGTCTTGCGTGGGAACCGTGCCGCCAGTTCCCGGATAGCCTGCTCCCCCACGGATCGTCCGCCTGCTTCGCCGCGGGCCTTGTCGCGGGCGACGCATTCGTCTACGGGGGTGTCGAGGTCGATGATTTCGAAGTCGGCGCCGGCGAGTGCGGCTAGGTCGGCCCAGTTGCGGACCCAGCGGGCGCGCAGGTTCATGGCGTCCACGAACACGCTGTATCCGGCGGCGAGGAGTGTTTTGGCTTGTGCGTGTTCGGCTTTGGTGATGATGTGTTCGCGGTCGTTGTCGAGGCGTCCGGTTTCGCCGAAGAGGGCTTTGCGCGCGTCGTCGCGGGATACGCGGGCGAGGAGCGGGTTCGCGGCCTTCAGCTCGGCGTAGAGCGATGACTTGCCGGATCCGGGCAGACCTCTCGGCACAACGACTTTCGGACGGCGAGGTGAGGCGATGACGTCCACGGCTTCGATGCTCATGCGGCGTTCTCCTGGTTGGTCCACATGCGGGTGTCGCCTTCGGGGCGGATGCGTTTGAAGATGGCGGCGTCGTATTTGGCTTCGTTGCCGTCGTAGAGCAGAAAAAGGAGCGGCGCGAAGTCGCCGTGGGCGACCGCGTGACGGGCGAAAGTCTTGCGGTCGTCTCGTTCGGTGCCGGCTAGTGAAGCGAGGATCCGCATGTAGCGGTAGGTGGCTTCACCGGAGATGCCGTCGAATTCGGTCCACAGGTTGTCCCAGACGTCGGTGACCCAGCGGTGGAATTCGTCGGGCAGGTTGGCGACGAGGTCTTCGAATCGGCCGTCGGTCGACATGTGTTCCCAGACAGCGCGCTCGCTCAACCCGGTGACAAGCTTGTGGAGGCGGATGTACTCGGCCAGTTTGATTTTCACCATCTGCCCAGATCCGTCGAGATAGCGGACGACGAACCCTTCGGCGTTGGTGCGCGGTGGAGCTGCCAGCGCTTCGGCGAGGGTCCGGTAGTCGAACTGTTCGACCTTGCGGCCGGGCCAGTCGAGGTCTCGGGCGGGGATGTGGTTTCCGGTTTCGATGTCGATCGCGCCCAGGAGAACGAGGTCGCTGAATCCGTAGTCGACGACGATCCGATTCGCGCTGTAGATGATCTCCATCAGGTACGTGAGTCCAGGCCGCGGATGGAAGAACGGCCATGTCTGGTTGTAGAAGTTCGTCGCCCAGATGGCCTGTTCTGACTGGAAGCTTCCGCGTGTAGCGATGATCGGGCCCCAGGTTGTGGGCACGAGGATGCCGAGGCTGCCGTCCATTTTGTCGGTGACTTCAACGGGCGCGGCGAGGTCGAGGGCGGGCAGGTGCTCGCCGAGGTGTTCGGTGTCGTTGAAGAATTTCCGGAACGGACGCGCGATCACGTTGCCGTCCTCGTCGATGACGAGTCCGCGGCATTGGAGGGTGGCTTCGTTCCATTCGCGGTCGAATTGCGCGTGTTCGGTGTAGTTGAGGATCCGGTACGGGTAGCTCGGATGCCGTTGTTCGCGGATGTAGCCCTGTTCGATCATGTCGGCGAGGAGGCCGGGATCGATCATCTGATCGATGTGCATACCGCCGAGTGTAGTGTTCTCACATCATTGTTGTCTACGCACTACGTCAGCATCCGCAGCAGCCGTGGATGGTCGGATGGGCTCAGCCATCAGTCGTCCACTTCGATTGTCGCGACCGCGGATTCATGGAATGCGCGGACGGCGTTTTCGGCGGCGACGCAGTAGTGGTCCATGGCGTCGATGCTGATCTTCGACCACTTCGGGTAGCGGGTTTTGTCGACGATTCGGAGCCGCCTGTACATGGCTTCGGCCGCTTCCAGGATGTGCGGCGACCACTCTCGACTCACGCGGCGCCCTCCAGCGAGGCAAGGCAGGTGGCGAGGAAGTCGGCGGGGATGTCGCCTTCGATTTCCATGCTGCGACCGATCCACTTGTACCATTCGACTTCTGCCCCGGTCGGCTTGTACCGGAAGTTCGGACGCACTTCGGGGCATGTTTTTGGGTGTGGGTGGGCGGTCATCCATGCCGCGTATCGGGGGTCGCGGTCGCAGGTGCAGTGGATAGCGCACCCGACTTCGGGCAGGCCCCATTCTTTCGCCACGGTCTCGTAGTCGAAAGGCCCACTGCGGTGATCGTCGAATGCTCCGCGGCGTTCGAGTTCGGTTTGATAGCAGGTGTCGGCGTGGTCGTGGCCGTCGAGCCACGCGGTTTCTTTCTGCCGCCATCCGCATTCGCAGTCGCCCCACCAGAAGCGATGCATCTCGAATACGTCGGTCTCGTAATCGATCCCGTATCCGTCGTCGCCACCGAGGCCGCCGCAGAGTTCTTCGCCTGTCCGTTCAGCGATGGCGCGGGTGAGGGTGCGCAATGCAGAGGACACGTAGTCGTGGCTGATTGCTGGCAGGATGATCCGCAGTTCGCTCACTGGTCGGCACCTCGTTTGCGTTCGAAGTATTCGGGGTTGTAGAGGCGTGCGTGCCGGTATTGGGCGCCCGTGTAGTTTCCGAACAGCACGTACGGGACTGGTTTGAGTAGGTGCCGCCACCATGCGTCGGAGAGTCGCAGTCCGAACGCCCACATGTGATACGAGCAGTAGGCGTCCACGATTCGTTCGGATGTCCACGGCCACCTGAGTTTCGGCACCTTGTGCCCGTAGCAGGGGCAGTCTGGATAGCCTGCGGGGCTGAAGCCGCCTCGGTTGACGTATGCGCCGCAGTTGGCGCAGTTAAGGACGGTGCAGTTGCCCCAGTCGCAAACGTCTTTGACGGTGTGGTTGGTGAACTTGCCGTCTATCTTGCTGAAGACGAGTGCGCCGCAGTCATCGCACGGAACCTCGTAGTCTTCTTTGCTGATCTCGCTCCAACTGCGGTGCTTCACCATTCGCTCCACTCGATTTCGTCGTACCACTCATCGAAGTCGGTCCAGTTGCCTTCCCAGTAGGCGTCGATCTGGGCCTGTTCTCCTGCGGCGAATGCTTGCTGTAGAAGCGCTTTCAGCTTCGGGCTCGGCTTCATCTCCCCCATCCCATCTTTCGGATTCGACGTGCCCGGTTCCCGTGCTCGTGGCGTGCGATGTTGCGGTTGACGCGGTCGTCGTGCCAACGGCAGATCGGGGACGAGTACGGCACGGTCGAGCAGATCCACCGCCACCCGGTACGTCGTCGCAACATGAGTCGGTGCGCGTACAGGCCGTGCGTCAGGTTTTCAACGATGCAAGGCCAGAACGTGTGGTGACAATGGATGAAGATGCCGCGTTGGTGGAAGTTCCACCACCAGTCGCGCAGGTCAACTCTGTATCCCATAGCGTTCAACGTCCCCTCCCCCGTGCTTGTCGACCTGCGCTTGTGCCCAGTGCAGTAGCGGTACCACGATCTCTTTCCGGGCCCAATCCGCCGTGTACTCGGCACCGAACTGGGCGTAGTCGGCGGCCCACGGGAACCGTGCATGTGGGCTCTGCGATGCGTCGATCGACCGCCAACGCAGGTTCACCGAACTTCCCGCAACCACTGTGGCCGGCAAGGCTCGCGCGTCGAGCAGGTTCAGGAAAAGCACGGGTTCGCCGACGTCGTTGAATTTGATGCCGCGTTCCCACAGGTGTCCGTCGATGTGCGGGAGTCGTTGCGCGAGTTCTTCTCCCAGGTCGATGGGGTGCCCGTAGAAGTCGATTTGTGGCGGCGCTGGCGGTTGCGGCGGAGACTGTGGTTTGCGGACAGCGGTGAGGCAGTAGACGGCTGTGCCGCCGGTTGCGGCGCCGAGAGTGAAGGCGAGGAGGAACATGTCAGGCTGCGCTTTCCGTCGCGGGGCGATTGCACTGTTGTGATCGTCCGGACAGGCAGATTCGTTCTACCAGCCGCATTCGCCAGGCGCACCAGATCGGCAGCGGAACGAGTCTCCCGCAATACCGGTCCAACGCTCCATGCATGTCATCTATACTACCCGACAGTGTTGTTACACCACTACCCATTCGAGCACGCCATCGGGTAGGCCACCCAACTGCTGAGCCAAGGTGACGAAGTAGTCCGCATCCCAGCGGGTCTCACACGCCAAACACCGCGCCGAGTGGATGGTGGTTTGCAACACGTACCGCCGCACCTGCTCCCCTGCCCCGTCGTCGCTGTACATGACGGTTTCCCCACACGCTGGGCAAGCAGCCCGCAGCTCGTACGTGTGGATCTCCTCGGTGGGCAACAGGATGCGGGCGCGTTCGACCCAGGCAGTGACTTCCCTTGTCATCTGCCGAATGTCGGGAATGTCTTGGGGCCGCCAAGCGTGGTCGACAAGCGCATACAAGCGGCTAACGGTAGCGCCGTATCCGTGCTCATCGACCGGTAGAGCAGGCCACCAGACGGTGACTCGTTGGTCGATGCGGACGACGAGGGAGAGCGCGTCGGTCCATCCAGGCGGGCGTGATCCTGGCGCGGGCCGACGACTCCCTTGCCCGACCTGTTCACCGTGTTTCGCTTCGTGCAGCTCGTTGTAGAGGCTGTCCCGCACGATGGTTTGGGTGTGGTCGTCGCGGTCGATGGTGTCGGGGCGTTTCCCGATCAGGTCGTGCACGGCATCGGAGAACGCGGCATGGGCGCCGGCGAGCAGTTCCGCGGTTGCCTCGCTCATGTGTCCTCCTGGTTAGAGTTGAGTTGGCAGACGGCCGCGAATTCCTGTTGCAGCCATTGCCCTGCGGTGTAGGCCGCGTTCGAGTCGTCAGCCGCGGTCACTGTCGTCGTCTCCGTCTGGCAGTTCCCAGGTTCCTGGCGCTTCGGTCTCCCAGTGCGGATCTCCGTCGGGCCCGTCGGTTTTCCACTCGCCCAGGTACAGGCTTTTGACCGACTGCCAGCCGCCGAGTTCTTCCCACACGGATTTCGGGATGACGTAGCTGTTGTCGATGTTCGGGAGGGCTTTGTAGCCGTCCACAGGCGGTTCGATGCGTCCGCCGTTCGCTCGTCCGCTGCCGTCGATTCCGGCCAGTTCGATGTCGTCACTCATGCGCTGGTCTCCACGGGGTCAGGGCGGCGGAATCCGCTGTCGGCGCGCTGCTTCAAAACCCATGCTTCGATCGCGGCCTGCGCGTCGGTCACCCAGTCGTCGCGGCGGTGCGGGAGGTCCACGCCGAACCCGTAGACGCGGTCGCCTTTCCAGCCTCCGGAGTGGTCGGCCCGGTATGGGATGCCTTTCGGGGCGTCTACGTCGATGGTCCAGGATTCGATGCGCCGATTGCTTTTCGGGCGTCCGAATTTCTGCCGCTGCAAGGTGGCTTTGACCGGGTAGGTGTCTTCTGGCATTCGGACGCCGATCACGGCTTGGGCTTCGTCCTCGTACCAGTAGCGTTGTTCCCCGTAGAGGATGTCGAGCGGGTTGAGTTTGAATGACCGGTCACGCCAGCGAGCGAAGTGGCCGCGGGTCCAACTGTCGGGGTGAACCCATACTTTCAGCCAAAGTTTGCTGTCGTGGATGGAGAGCTTGAGGTCGCGGCCTTCCCACTTGTGTTCTTTGCAGCGGGTGAGGCGGTGCGCGAGTTTGCCGCCGTTCTCGATGCCCCAGTAGAAGCCTGACCCGAGGATGGTGAGGTGTCCGTCCCATGGGGTTTCGGATCCTGCGGTGCCGACGTGGAAGCGAGCGGAGAACTCGGGGACGGGTTTCCGCAGGATGGTTTCGAGGTGTCCTGCGAAGAGTTTGCGGTCGCTGTTCTCGTCGCGCCGGAGGGTCAGGAAGCGCCGCTTGTAGTGGTAGACGGACGGTTTGGGGTCGCGTGCGGCCTCGTCGATGACGAAGTAGTGGCGGTACATTACTGGTCTCCGTGGTGGTGGTCGTCGCGAACGCATCGGGTGGTGCGGTCTAACACGCACTCGTTGGGGTGAAGCGTTGCGGGGAACGAGGTTTCGAAGAACGCACGCATCTCGGCGGGTGTCAAGTCGTCGGGCGGCATCCAGTGCACGCCTTCGCTGAGACGGAGGAAGATCGTGTCACCATCACGCACACTCGGCCCCCGAATATCCCCACCGTAGGCATAGCTGGACTCGCCGATGAGGATGTGCCCCGTGAGTTCCTTGCGGATCAGTTCAGTCGGGTTGCGTTTGAAGTGCTGCTTCATGTTCCACGGGCTGTCACGCCATGCCCGTGCCTTCTCGGCGGCGTCGTGGAACCATTCGACTCGTTTCCGCCAGCGGTATGCCCGGTAGGCGCGAACAGGGTTCAGCATTCGCAGTCCATCCAGTGCAGTCGGCAACCGGTGCATGTTTCCCCGTCCAACCAGTCGGCCATGTCGTCGAAGTCGTCAATCACCCTGTGCACCAATGCTGTAAATCGAACGGGTAGCCCGCGCAGTGAATGCAACGCATTCCGTCGTCGGTCACGAAGTGATGTGTTCCTGCCTCGTTCGGATCGGATGCGGGGTCGTAGTCGTCAATCACGGCGGAAGGACATCGCCTGGCGCTGGGCTTCCCGCTGTGCGGCCATAGCGGCGGTGAAGTCCTGAGCGTTGGGGCTGAGTGTGTCGACGTTGTAGGTGATGACCGGGGCCTTCTTTCGGTCCTCGCGCGCCTTGCCTTCGAGCACCCACAAGCAGTCCATCAGACCGAACACCGCGGCCAGTACGCCCATGAAGGTGTCACCGGTAGCGAACCCGAAGATGGCGAGCCCGAACCAGAGCGCGAGGATTCCGCGTCGATACCAGGAGGTGGCGTCCCAGAGGGTGGCGGGGAGGGTGCGGATCTTATTCCACATCGGTTTGTTCTCCAGATTCGCCGAACAGGTCGGCAACAGTGGTGGGTGTGGTGCGGTGCATGTACTTGTGCACGGCCGCCAACGCTTCGATATCGGGGTCTGCGAGGTGCCGGCCTTCGCCTGCTTTGGCGTCGCCCCAGAGGAGGCATTGGTGGGAGACGCACGTGATTTGCAGCAACGCGGGCCGTTTACCAGACATCGTTGATGTCGTCCGCCGAGTACGCCAGACGCGCAAGAAACTGGGGCACCACGACCAGGTAGGCGGCGACAGCGACTGCTGCGAGGGCGGCTTTAATCGCAGTCCGGTTCATCGCGTTCTCCTGTCAGGTCGCGGATCGCTATGCGGATGTCCGCGGATTCTTCGGGCGTGATCGGCAGAGGCGGCATCGGCGGGATCGGCATTCCTGCTTGCGCGCCAATTACGTCATGCACAGCTATGAGCGCGTGCAGTATCGCTTCGTTTACCCGATGGGTGGGTACGTATTTGCCCGGCAGTCTGCATTCGTGCGCGACTTGCCGGGCAATGTCGATGTGACCCAATTTGCTGGCTCCTTGCTCCGGTCTATACACAGAATATCGACCGACGCAAGCCGCCTAGACAAACCAGTTTTCAGCCGCCTGTAATCCAGAATCGTTCGCCGTTGCCGAACCTACTGGACATGGTGTTGTAAACCCAGCACGTGTAGCGGGCATACCAATCGAAAAGGAATCGCTGCGAACTGGCGAAAGTGTCCCAGCTCGGATCTGAGGACCGCACACGAAGACCGCTACCCATCAGGTCACCCGTACGAGCAGTTGAGGTGCCAGGCGGGATTGCCTGACACGTTGAGTTCGAGCAGTTCGATAAACTGGGCCAGCTGGTCATTCCACTCCGGGGCCACGACGAGCGGATCCACTTCGATCGAGCGCCAGTCGCCGACGGATTGAACAGATGCCTTCACCTGCAACGCCCACACCTTGTCGCCCTCGGAATAGCCGTAGGTAGACAACTGGATCGGATATGTATCCGCCGACTCGCCCAGACGGTCCGCCAACGCAGACTCCCAAGCTAAGTAGTCGTCGCTCTCCTCTGCGTCCTGCCACCACTGCGGCGCGGTCGACTCGAAGTGCTCGTCGTACATTTCGCCGAGGTCGTAGCCGTAATACAGGTCTGCGCTGGGGCTTTGGCTCATCAGGCGGCCTTCTTTCCGAGTTGTTCGAGCATCCACGCCGCGGCGCGTTCGGCTTCTGGTCGTGCTGCGTCCCACCGGGCTTGCATGTCTTCGAGGTCCATCGCTTCGAGCCGGCGGGCTGCTTTCGGGGACAGTAAGGGGCGGCCATACATGTCGAGGATGAAGATTTCGTCTTCGGGCATGACCTGGCGGAGGCGTTCGAGCTTTTCGCGCATCGTGCGCTGAGCAGGAGTCGGAGTCATTTCATTCCCCATTCGTTTTCGCAGTTCCGGCATGTGCGGATCACTTCGTAACCGGACTGCATCGAGGCAGGCATTCGTTTGCCGCCGTTGAACCACGCCATGTGCTGCAATTGGTCGAGCGCCCTGTCGATAGGGCTGCTGGTGTCGCAAATCTCGGGCAGTCGCAGCCAATGGCAATCGACCGACTCGCATTCGGGGCACATTGCCCATGCGGTGAATCGGTCGATCGTCATTTGCGGTGCGTGTCCTTCTCGTTCTGCTACTTCAGTGCCGTCTCTCCAGCCGACTAGCTCACGCCGAGGGCGGGACAGCAGCATCATGCGCGTCTGCCTTTCGCGTGTTCTGCCACGCTTCGAAACCTTCAGGCGTTTTGGTGTCGTTGAGGACGTGATTGATCCAGTCCGCCCGCACTCCCGCTTTCGGAGACTTCGCCCCGATTTGCGCGTCAGTTGCGAGCGCTTCAACCAATCGTAACCGGGCACGCAAACCCGCATTCTCAGCTTGCAGGCGACGACGAGACAGCCACAATGCGCGAATGACACGATTCCCGCGAGCACGGCCCTTCCCGTGAGCGAAAATGATCGCGTCATAGAGACGACGCTGATACGCCGTAATCGGAGCGAGAATATCCAAATCGTCGTTGGCGCTCACTTCAGGATTCCTTCTGCTCGCCAGTCGGTGGTGCCGTACTTGCTGCCGGGGTGGAGTTCCTGCCACACCCGGTCAGCGACAGCGCAGCGTTCGGAGAAGTTCGGCCGCTGGTAGTCGAGAGTCGCGCAGTAGTCGATGAGCGCGCCAGCGACCGCGTTGTGGGTGCGCGCGTACTCCGTGTACTCGGGGTCGCGCGGGTCGATGTACACGAGTTCAGCGTTCGCGATCTCGTCAGCGGTGCTGTTGTTGTCGTAGTAGTCCCGCACCCGCTGAAGATCATCGGCGTTCATGCGGCCTGCTCCCCCGCGACGCGAACGGCTTTCACTTTCCAGGCCGTGGTCGTCACCTGGCGCTGCTGAACGACCACATCGAATCCCGCCTTATGAAGCCCATTGACCTTCTCCAGCCACAGATCGCGCGGAGACAAGACGGTGAACTCTTCCCCGGTGTCGTTGTCCCGGTAGGTGATCTGGTACTGGTTCTCGGAAACCGTGACGCCGGCGGGTGGTGGTTCGAGGGGTTCACGGTCGGTGTTCATGCGGCTTTGTCCTGTTCGTCGAGTGGTGTGCCGTAGCCCGCGCGCCGCAGCAGGTGGAGGAGGTCGCGGACGGGCATGACGGCGAGTTGTTCTCCGGGGTCACCGATCTTGGGGCGCTTCCACACGAGAAATCCGACTTCGGCGTGGGAATTGGCGATCTGCTCTTTGAGGCCAGCCACCCATTCCGTCCACCGCGGGGAGGCAACCCTTTTGCATTGGGAGATGACGCCGGGTGTCATGCCAACGACAGGGTCCAGGTGCACGTCCCCGCCATCACGCTCGTACCCCGCTCGCGTTTTCTCCGCTCCGGGGAATCCGTTGGCCCGGTAGAAGTCCCGCTGTTCGCGTTCGAAGCGGTCTCCGGCAGCCTTGTTGCGGTTCGTCACAGTGGCCTCAGTTGGTAGGCGGCGGCGAAGGTTGAGTGCGATCGGCCGCACTTCGTGCACCGCAAGGAGGGGGCGTTCACGCGTTCGGTGGCGAAGTATTCGCGCATGTGCTGGACGCATCGGTTGCAGCAGTACGCCGCTTCGCAGCCGTGGTGATCGACCCAGTAGTGTGCGCGACGCTCGCCGACGTGGAACGAGGTCCCGCAGACGTGGTCGTCGCCGACGTGTTCGATGTTGGCGGGTGTTACGGCAGGCGCGGTCACAGCGGGACCACCTTCGCGGCTGCATCGAACGTCGCGAAGTCGCGCCGACAGTGACGGCAGTGCAGCCCGCCTACCATCTGGATCCAGGCGCGGTCTGACTCGACACACGCGGCGCACGCGAACTTGCCGACGCATCCGTGGATGTCGAACCAGAACTGTGCGGGCGGCGGATCCGACTTGTGACAACACCCTTGGCAGGACGGACGGAAAGCGAGGTGTTCGATCGACTCGACCCGCTCGAAGGCTTGCACGCTCATCGCTCGCCCTCTTCTGCCCATACGGTGCGGTTGATGATGTGTTGGATGCCGGTGAGGGCGATCATTGCGGCGATGTCGATGGGCAGGAACACGGCGCTCACTGCGGTGTCGATGAGTTTGTTGCGTGCGCGGGTGATCATTTGCTGTCCCGGATGGTGACTTCACCGACCGCGATTTCGGTGTCTGCCCTGAACGTGTCGGGGTTGTCGGCCATGAGTTTCCGTACGCGAGTAATGGATTCGTTGAGCGCGGTCTCGTCGTTGTGGATGTAGCGGGAGGCGAGGGTGTAGTCGGGACCATTTCGCAACAGGACGATCAGGCCAAGAGGTTCAGGCATCGGTTGCATCTCCGCTCTCGGTGAGGCTTTCGGCGTATTGGCGGACCGTGACGGGCGCGTAGCCGCAGGTGTCGTCGTATCCGTGGCGGGCGTTCATTGCCTGCACGACCTTGATGGCGGTCGCGATCTGTTCTTTGCCCTTGGCGTCGGGTACGCGTTTGGTGATGTCGCGCAACTCGTTCGGCGACCACCACTCGGTGTTCACGTAGGCGAGCGCGTCGTTGAGGTGGTAGAGGACGTTCGCGGCCAGTTCGGCATCAGCTCGCGTCACGGTCGTTTCGTTCATGCTGCTGTCTCCATTGCGGTTGTGGTGCGGCGCCAGACGGATGCGACGCCGCCATGTGAGCGAGCCGAAGTTGCTTGGACACCAACTTTTTCGATGAGTCCAGCGGCTTTGAGCCGCAACAGCATCGGCCCGAACTGGCGCGGCTCAGACAGTTCCGGCCAGCCCGCGGCACGCATCTTCGAATGGATGTCGGCGTTCACGAATCGGGTGCCGGCGGGAAGCTGGCGGATCAACTGCTCAGCCCGGTTGAGGTACACGGGCGCGGGAGGATTCGGGGCGGTCATTCGATGGTCTCCCAGTCGCCGATCGGGGCGCATTCGAGGTGCGCTACACAGCCCCAAGCCCGCAGATCCTCCAACCGACCAGTCAGTGAGGACTGCGAGAAATAACGGCGTGTAGGTGCGGACGGGACGCTCATCAAATGCGCGGAGAACCCCGGATATCCGTTGGCATAGTCCGGCGGATCGCTGTCGATGATGGCGTAGCCCTTGTCGATCACTGGATAGGCGCTACCATCGCCAAGCCACGACTCCAGGTCATCGGGCAACCACTCGGGAAGAGGTTTCTTCTCTTCCAGGCGGTCGAGGATGTCGGCCCAGTAGTCGAATCCTTGGGAGGCGAACGACTTCCCGTTCTCGGTCGGCCACGAGTCGACAACCAGCCGCCATACGTGCCCGCTCATTTGCGGTTGGCTTTCCGGGAGGCGCGGGCCTGCTTGTTACGTGCCCGCCGTTTGGCTACGACAGCTTCGGGGACGGTGCCGCCGTAAATGTGCGGCTGAGACTGCAAACCCGCGAGAATCGCTCGCGCCCAACTTGTTTCGTACCGGTTGTCGATGCTCATGCTGCTCCTCAGGCGGCGATTGCCGTGTCGTTGTTGTTGTCGCTGTCAGCGAAGATCCGGCCACCCCACACACCAGGGACACGGTTGTCGCGGTCGGAGAACATGCGATTCGCTTGAACGAGTTCGGTGTGCAGGTCGAGGCATTTCGCCTTCAACGGGCACTCCATGCACAACCGCCGCGCTTTCCGCAACCGCGCCTCTTTCTGCACCTGGAGTTCTTCAGCGACATACCAGTCCCACATCGACGCACGATGCTCATGCATCCATTCGTCGTATTCCGGTCGCCGGCAGACTGCTTCAGCCCAGGGATCCTGTCGTTTCACGCTTTGACCACCGCGATGACAGTGGCGGCGATAACACCGATGAGGAGGAGTGGGATGGCGATGATCCAGGCGAGTGCTTGCCATGCGATCCAGGGGCGAATGTGAAGCATGTCCGTCACCTTCTGTAGTGGGTGCTGATCATCGTAGTGTAGTTCTTACACTACGTACAGAGCAGCGGCCGGGAATGTCCAAAAACTGTTTGGATTCCCGGCCGCTACAGGGTTAGATCGTTCAGGCTGCCGTCGTGAAGGTCCGAGGCGGCAACGGTTTCCCGATCCGCAAATCCGCCGCTTCAACCGCAGCCACAACAGCTTCCATCGCAGCCTGCTTCTCGGCACGCCTGCGGGCCTGGTCTTCCTCGACACGGGTACGAGCGGCGGCGATAGCGTGCAGGGCGCCCAGATAGTCGTGGAGGGCTTTGTCCTTCTCCCCCGGTTTCGCGTAGTCGAGGCGTTCGGCGAAGTCCTCCACACGCTCATAGCCCGCGGTCGCGTACCCGTAGACGAAGTCGGCGCTCATTCCGATACCTCCGTCAGTGACCAATCGGCGTCCGCGTCGCTCTGCCACTCGGTCGCGTAGCGGCGAACCACGCGGTAACGCCTCGGCCAATCGTCCGGGTCCTGCTTATACTCGACTCGTTCGAGCAGCAGGTTGCCGCCCACGAAGTCAGGGTTGGCGAGCAGGTTGGCGAGGTCTTCGGCGAGCGGGCGGTCGACGAGGAAGTTGAGGCGGTCGACCACGAGTGTCCGGATGTCGTCGGCGTTCATCCTTGTACCTCGCCGATCGGGTAGTCCTCGGTGTCGAATCCTGCTGCGATGCGCTCGAATTCGCGCATGTCGTGTTCGACGAGAATGTCTTCCAACCAGTTGATGGCCATCGGATTGGTGGCGGACGCGATTCCAGCGATCTGCACGGGCTCCATCCCCAACAGGTGGCCGGCGATGTCCTCGGTGAAGGCGATGGCCCCAGTGCACAGGTTGAGTGCTTGGAAGCCGTTGGTGAGCGGGTTGGTGGTGGTGAGGAGTGTCCAGTCGCTTCGGGACAGGCGGACGGTCCATCCGGCGACGCAGCTGGTCCAGTGGGATTGGTCGAAGTCGTGGCGGGTGATGTGCTCGTATACGCGGCGCATGAGCGGGATGTTGTATTCCATGGGTGTCTGCCTGTCTGTCAGTAGGATTCAGCCGGGGCAATCCGGCCGAGGGTGTTGAGAATGTGGAGAAGGTCGGAAGCTACGTTGCGGCTGTCGCATTCGGCGGCGTAGGCAGTGATTCGCTCGCGCAGTTCGAGAAGCAGGCGCCCGTACTCGTCGCCTTGACTCAGCAGTCGGTCTACTGTCACGTTCTTCTGGTCGTTCAGGCCGTTGATCACAGCCAGGATGATGTCGGCCTCGGTAGCTCCGGGGTTCATTGATGTTCCTTGGGTTTGAGATTTGGTAGGCGCTGGCGGCCCGAAAGTCTCTGTGGGCGTTTCGGGCCGCCGCGCCTCCTTCCCACACCGTCGATCCGGCACTACGGGTCGGGTGGTTGCCGGTCGAATTGGGCGGAAGGTCTATGCGGCTTCGGCGTCGAGGACGTCTTGGGTGACTCCGAGTTCCCATTCCTCGACGTCTTCCCATATACCGCCATTGGGGGTGAGTTCGTAGCGGTGCACACCAGCCTTGAACTCGGCTTCCCGCCGAATCTGGTGAACGGTCTCGTAAGCGGTGACAGCTTCCACTGTGGCGAGGACTGCGAGCGCTTCAGCCATGTTGCGGACGTTGATCCGGATCGCTTTCCGCGGCGGCTCGACGATGTACCAGACCCGCAGATCACCACACTTCGGCGCCTTCATCGGACGACCACCATTCGCGCAGGCAACGGCCGGTAGTCGTGGTCGATGCGGGCGAGCGCGAACGCATGATTCTTCGCCTGCTCCCAGGTGGGTCGGGTGACGAGGTGTTTCCAGTTGTCTGCGTCGATCAGTTGGGACACGCTCCACTCCCCTGACGGATCCCTGTACACGAAGTAGCGGGTCATGGGTTCGGTCCATCGGAAGTTGTTGGGCTGCTCGTCGTGTCGGATCGGAACGCTTTTGCCGTAGTGGTCGAACGGGCCAGTCCCATACATGTGCGCGGTCATGCCGGCACCTCCGATACGGCCCGAAGATCTGCCCGACTGTGCTCGCCGCCGTCGGAAACGAGACGGAGCATCGAAGTCAGCTTGTCGGCGACCGCCTTGTACTCCTCGGGGCCGTCGCAGGTCAGGGTGTCGTACTTGGAGATTCCCCCGTACGGCCCGTAGCTCTTCATTTCGGCAGTGAGGCAGCCTTCGATGCAGATCTCGTCGGAGTTGCGGTGCTCGTACACGCAAAACGTCCACAGACCGAGCGTGAAAGTCAGCCCGTACTCGCGGCAGTTGTCGAAGGTGCCGAAATCGATTGCGCCTTCGGTGGCTTTGTCGACCATGTCGCCGACAATGCGGGAGATGGTGATGTTGGTGCTGTCGGCCGTGTACTCCGACACTGGGGTCTGATCCAGGTTGTACCGTTGGCGCAGCTCCACGTAGTCCGCGTACTGCTCGTTGATCAGGCGAGTCATCGCCTCGGCGTATCTCACTTCTGCTCCTGGTGTTCGTTGAGGAATGCGTCGCAGCGGTCGCGGAGTTCGGCGACAGCGGCGGGGGGAAGGTCTGCCCGGATGGCGTGAATGGCGTTGGCGTCCAAACCGACTCGCAACGTCATCAACTCGGAGTCGTCTTCGTGCCCGACCTCGACCGTGTATCCGGCGTGGTCGACCAGGGGCGCGTCACCGTAGTAGGTGGCGCGCCGCCCGTCGTCGTGGCGGGTGATCACGCGGCAGCCTTCTCGGTCACCCGCTTGAACTCCCCGTACCGGATCGCCCAATAGTTGACGGTCACCTCGATGTCGTGGTCCGGGGAGGCGGGCTGTTCGAAGTCGATGAGCATCCGGATTTCTTCGCCCGCGTGCTGGGTGCAGTAGGCGGCGTCGGTGGCGACGTAGCCTTCTTCGTCGCTGGTCGTGTAGTCGACGTTGACGGCGGCGGCCTGTGTGCAGCGGTCGCAGCAGGTGTCAATGAACCGCTGGTCGGTTTTGACGATTCGGCCGACGAGGCGGTCGTCGTAGTCGGGGAGCCCGAGGAGGGTGATGATTTCGGCGGTGTCGTAGCTGGTCCTCATCGCGTGTGCTCCTCGTGGTTGATGCGAACAGTGATTTCGCCGTTGACGCAGTGCCGGCATCCTTGGCCGCCGCACACGCCGTGGACCACGGGGATCCATTCGATGTTGGGGTTCATGGGGTTGCCTTTCGCTTGTCCCGGTGCCACCCGGTTGTGTAGTGACAACACTACGTTGTGTCACCTGGCTTACACAAGGGGTTCAGCAGATTCGTCCCAAAATTTTCTAGCAGGTTGCTGATTGTGTAGTGATCGCACAACACATATGATTCGATACAACACACCAAAACCCCCACCCCTGTAGGAAGCGAGCAACATGCCGCGTCTCACCGACCGTCAAGTCCGCGCCATCCTCAAAGCCCACACCCAGCCCCCACACACCTCGGTGCCGAAACTCGCGGCACGCTACGGGGTTTCAGAACAAACCGTTTGGAAGATCATTTGGGGCCGCTCCCACAAACGAGTCACCCAAGGTGTCAACACCTCCATCGCCGCCACCCAACGCCAACAACGCATCGACGTGTTGCGCCGCGTATACGCCGAAACCGGGAACAAAGCCGAAGCAGCCCGCGCGGCCGGCCTCACCTGGCAGGCCGCCCACTACCACCTGAAGAAGGACAACGCCGCATGAGTTACACGGTCCTGAAAACCAGCAGCGTCCTCGAACCGGAGGTGTACGTGTGCGACGACTATGCGGAAGCGGTCGAACTGTTGGAAGGCGTCCGGATCGTCATGGCTGGCGATGATTACCGCCTGATCGCCGACAGTGGTGATCACCTCATGTACCGCAGCCCTACCGGTCACACGTGGGCGTTCACCATCGTCGAACGCGCCGCCCTCTCCGACTACTGGAAACCCGCCGAGGTAGCAGCATGAACACTGAGCAGACACCCGAACCGCTCACCGACGACGAACTCCGCAGGATCGTCGAGGAGGGTGGCGCTCTAGACTTCTTCGATCCGGCCGAATGGGCGGCTGAGCATATGGCCCGCGAACTCCTAGATAAGCGCGCCCGGCATCTCCGCGCCCTGTCGCTGATCCGTCACCTGCTGCGCTCTCGCCGCCGCTGGCAGGGTGAAGCGGAATTCATGCTGCGGCAGGCCAGCAACAACGCCAAGCGTTGGGGATCGTCGGAGATCCAATTGTCCGAGGCCCGCGCCCGCATCGCCGAACTGGAATCGGCCCTGGCGAAGGCTAATTCGGCGGCCGGAAATCTTCTCGGTGCCGCTATCACGTTCGCACGCGAGGCTAACCAACCGCCCACCGAACCAGACGCCTACATCACCGTGAAGCGCTACTTCGCCGTGAGCGCCGAGGGGCCGGAGTGGGAGGAGCCTGCCAAGGTGTTCCCTGCTGGCGAGGAGTGGCGTGTGGAGCGTGAGGAGTTCGCGGCTGAGGGTGGTTGGGAGTTGTTGCCGATCGTCGCCGACGGGGACGGGACACGGTTCGCGGCCACCTCACCGACACCCCCGCTGGGCTATATCGCGATGGCTCGCGAGAAGAACGCCGACGGCCCGTTCGGCATCCTGCCGGCCCGCAACCTCGCCACGGACAAGCTGTCCGCCGAGATGCAGCGTGAGCGGTTCGCGAAAGACGAGGACATGCACGTGATCATCGCCGAGCTGCGGGAGGTGCGCGATGCCTGATCCGTTGTCTGCCGCTGATATCGCCGAAGGCCACCGCCTGGAGGCCGCGCTGGTCTCGGCGCCATGGTTCCCGTACCTGAACGACTTGATCGGCGGGTATTGCGTGATGTCTGTTGACAAGTGGCCGTCCGAAGCGGGCGCCGGCGGTGTTGTTGCTGACTTCATCAACACTGAGACTGCCGAGGCGATTGCCTGGATGCGGAACCATCTTCCGGCCCTGCTGGATGCCGCCGAGAAGGCCGCCCGACTGGAGGCAACGATCGCCGAATTCATCAATCAGCGTGTCGAGTACGTGAACGCATGCCGCAACGCCAACGCCGACCACGACTACTACCGGTGGCAGGGCGGCGCCGAAGCACGTCGACAGCTCGCTCAGCGTCTGGGTTGGACAGTGCCGTACGAATCCGGCGACAAGACCACACCGAAACCCGAGGAGACCGATTCCGATGCCCAGTAACGAACCCCGCGACCAGCTCGCCGGATTGCGGCACGCTCTCATGCGGCACGTCTGGAGCACGCCTCCGGTGCCGGACGGCCTGGACACCCTCGTCGTTGCCGAACGCATCCTCCGCGACGCCGAACTCCTGGACAAGATCACCACCTACCGGCAGGCAATGCGGCTCTCCGAGAACGCCATCCCCGACGGGGAGTCACTACAGGATCGGTGGCACGGCGCATCGGCTTCCGCCCGTAAGTCCGAACATCATTGGCCAGCGGATTGCCTCGCCGAAGCAGCTGATGTTCTCGACCACATGGAGGGCTGGCGTCCACCGCCCCGCCGCATCGAGACCATCGCAGAGCTTGAATCGCTCCCGGAGTACACGGTCGTCCGCTGGGAGGCCCCTGACGGCTTGTCCCGCGGTGTGATCGAGCGGTTTGACGGTGCTTGGTGGTCGCCCGGTCATCATGCTCGGTTGCTGCCTGAGCGGATCTCACTGCCAGCGACCGTGCTGTGGGAGCCCGAGGAGATCCCGCGATGACGCGCCTGATGACTTTCGAGTACGCCACAACGCATTCGGTGTCGTGTCTGCCGATCGACCACGATCACGCTTTCGAATACACGGTGCTCGTGGAGTACGCGGGCCACGACAAGTGGGCTGTCCGTCGTTTCAAGCGCTGCTACAACGCTGCGGGCGAGGCGGATTGGGAGTCGACCTCGTCTGAGCGCACCGCGGAGTGGCTGGCTGAGTTCCGGCACGACTTCGACACCGCAATGGAGATTGCACGGAAGGTGGCGCCCACACTCCGGAGCAACGGAGTCAGTGTCCGTGAGGTCATCGAGGCCGACCGGTGAGTATGCAGTGGGTGCGTGACAGTTACGGGGTGCCGGCGAAGCGTGGTGGGCGGGTTCGGTATACGGGTGAGAAGGTGCCGCAGCTGGGAACGATCACCGGGACCAGGGGCCCGTATCTGCGTATCCGTTTGGATGGCGATAAGCGTTCGGTGCCGTTTCATCCGACGTGGGAGTTGGAGTACCTGGGTTCTGCCGCGGTTTGAGGTTGGGTGTTTTCTTGTCGCTACACTGTTGTGTTGTCACTACATTTCGTCTATGCTATTACACAACAGGACGAGACAGGAGCCCCCGATGATCGCCACGATCCCCGACAGCATCGAATCAGCCTTGGCCGCATTCGCTAACGCAACCCGAGCCGAGGCCACCGAACCCAATGGCAACAACGAACGCGAAACCGCGCTGTCCTTGCGGATCCTGCGGTCGATGATCGCTTCCGAACTGTCCGACGCCCGCGAAGAAGGCGGCCGGATCGCGATGGGTTGGACTGAGCAGGAGAACGACTGATCCAGAGCTGAATGCAGTCATCGCCCATCCCCCTGACTGGGTTGGTTGCTCCACAACGACGTGGCGGGATCAACGACGCTCCCCCGCAACCAACCCGCCCCTTCCCCAATACTTTCTAGCGATGGATAAAAGATGACCGACCAAGATTTCCTTGACGCACCTCAAACCGCCTCGGTGCCTATCACGCTCGATGAGAAGCAGATCCGCGCGACTGTCGACCGCACCGGGCTCCCGGAGAGCACCATCCGCGAGGTGATCGATGGCATCAACGATGTTCTGACAGGTGATCCGGTCGGGACTGTGCGCCGTTCTCCGGATGGCCGGATCATCGCTGTGCGTGTGAACAGCCTGTATTCCCCATACCGGACGTGCGTTCCTGAGGGTTCTGCTAGCTGGCGGTCCGGAGTGGAACACACGTGGCCGATCGTCTACCGGCCCGAGAATGACTGAGCCTGAGCGTCCGGACTTGTCTGCGTGGCGTCGCCGGCAGGGGTTGCGTTCGTCGTCGGCAGCGTCACCGGTCCGGTCGGGCAAGGATTACCGCAGGAAACCGAAACATCAACAGGAACAGGACAAGAGAGATGGATAGTCAGCAGTTGGCCGCGATCATCGACCCCGAGGTGTGGGAGCCGTTGGAGGATGGCGACAACGGCGCATGGCAGGCCGTCGCGGGATTTCCGGATCGTCGCGCCGCAGCGTGTGAAGCCGCCGAACGCGTCCTCAATGCTGGTTTCGCGGTGGTGAAGCTGCCGGAGATGGAGGTCGGCGCTTTGGAGCAGTCGAGTTGGCTGGTTCCTGAGATCGGCAAGTTCGCTGAGGTGTATGTGCAGCAACAGGACGGCCGGATTACATGGACGTCGGTGAAGAACCCGATCGACTCGCCGGAACACGCTCTCGCGTTCGCTGCCGCTTTGATCGCGGCCGCACAGCACGTGAAGGACAGGAGCGGGCAGTGACTCTTTTCGAGGCGCGGTATGTGATGCAGCATCCGTCCTGGTATAAGGCGGAAGCGGTCGAGCGCGCACGCCAGTACCTCAGTGTGGCCGGAGAATTACCGCCCGCAGACAGCAACCCCGCTGCCCGGCACAACGCCGCATAGCCTGCGAGACAAGAGAGCCCCGGACAATGGACGTGTCCGGGGCTCTCTTCGTGTTTACACCGGGTCGCTACTGGGCGTCTTGGAGGTCTTCGACTTCGATGATCTGGTCGGGATGCCAGATGTAGTCGCGGCGGGCGAATCCCGTGCCGGCGGTGGCGACGATTCCGACGCCTTCGACGTACCCGCAGACGTCCATGAGGCCGAATTCGCGGAGTGTTCGCCCCTTGTACTTGGGCAGGTCTGATGCTTTCACTGGTGTATAGGTTGTCATGCTCTTTCCTCGTTGTTGTTCCCCGGTTGCCGGGCTTGCTGTCAACGTTAGGAGGGGGGTGTGACATCGGCACACGAATAAACGACCGAGCCCCGGACCGTCTGCGCGGGTCCGGGGCTCAGCTTTGGGCATCAGCTTCGCGGGTTGCTTCAGCTTGACCTGGTTGAGGGTAGCAGTCGCGACTGTGATGTTGCAGCCCATGTCAGGGATCGTTTATCCTCGTCTGGAACGTGTTTGAGGCTCCTGATCTGCTCTCACAGGCGGGGGCGTAGGGCTGGTCGTAGCGCCAACTACAGCCAGCCATCCTCATGCACGGTTCGGATCAACCGGTAGAAACCCAGCACAAGGTTTACCAGCGAAGCCGCCGCAGACAATCCGCCTGCGGCGGCTTTCTCGTTTGCCTGGTCGAACTGGCGGTGTCGGTCGGACTGGTTAGGATCCGGTGGTGAGTGATGCGAAGCCCCGGTTATGTGACATCTGCAAGCAGGTTGAGGTGGACGCGAAGGCGGGTCACACCATGTGCCCGGCGTGTTTCGCGCGGGTGGATGCGGTGGCGAAGCAGGATCCGTGGTGGTTCGCTGAGGGCAGGGACGCGCCACGTCTGCATGGCGTGTGATTGCTGGTCCGACGTGTCGGTACTTCCACGTACGGTGACGGCGTCAACCGTTGATGCTTCACCCTCCAAGTTGGGAGTTCATGCGCATGATCATCACAGGCGTGCTGTTCGCTGAGAAGTTTTCGGCCGGTCAAGGCGGGAACAAGGTCGACGTCGTTGGCGGCTCACCGCTCTACTACGTGGCCTCGGAGGCGCCCGACAATCCCGTGACTGTACCTGTGCTGCTGTTTATCACGCCGGGGAACGATGACCTGGGCGAACGAGTGGACCTGGAGGTGTCGATCGTGGACACGAACGGCAATACGATCGGTGTCGGCCACACTCTCGCCTTCCCGAACGCTCGTGTCGGCAACACCATTTCGGCAGTTGAGGTGCCCACGCATTTCGAGCGTGAATGGCGTTACGCCCTGCATGTAGGAAAGACACGGATTATCGGGTTCGACGTCTACTTCTCGGAGCCCGGGGAGTAGACGATCCGTCTGGGTATCTCGGCTACCTTCGCGCGGCGCAGGCAGTCCCAGGTGCCGCGCGAACCAGGCATCGGGAACGCCAACAGTAGGTCGGCGCCGAGGTCAACCATGTGTTGGTTGCGGTAATGGCCGGCGAGTGGACAGTAGGAGCGGCCGTTCTTTTCGCGTGGCCGGTGGTAGCAGCTGGTGTCGCAGGGGCGGTCCCAGTCGGCGGGGTGCGCTTCGACCGATAGCCCTCCCCTGGTCCAGATTTCGGCGGCCATCGTGTCGGCGCCTGGTGCTGCACCGTGCACGAGGATGGTGTCGTGTCCGAGTTCCCGCCAAGCGTCCCGGAGTGCGGCACGCATTTTTCCGCGGTCGACCCAATCGCGGCTGCCCGTGATCAGGAGACGTCTCACGCGGCCTTCTTCACTTCCTCAGCGAAGGCCCGCCAGGTTGGTTCCATGGCGGCGATCTGCTTCACGAACTCCCCCAATGCTTCCTGCACGTCCGGGAACATGTCGAGCATGCGCATGAACGCGCCCTCGTCGATGGTGGGTCGTCGTTTCCGGGCGCGGTGTTTCATGTGCGGGAAGAAGAACGGATCCCGCGGCAGCTGGCCGCTACTCACGCTGCATTGCTCTCGTAGTCATTGATGCTGTCTGCTGGTCGTTCGAAGCAGTCGGCGCCGCATTGCGGACAGTTGCGGACGATCAACATGCGGGACGCGAGGTACGGGTCCTCGCGGACTGTCCACCAGTCGTCGCCGAGGTGGGTGCACGCCCGGTACCGGTAGGTGAGCATCCCGAACAAGCATTTCGGGCATTCGCGGGTGGTGCTGGCGAGCGGGAGGCGCTGGAACGCTTCGTCTGCCTTCGGGATGGCCTCTTTCAGCCTGGCTACTTGGGCTTTCGCTTCGGCTACGACGGACCGATGTACCGATTCTTGGAAGTCGGATAGGGCGCTCATGCTGCGTCTTTCATGCATTCGCCGCGTCGTGTCCCGTCTGGGGCGATGGTTTCGCGGCAGAACGGGTGCATGTCGTGGTTGTGAGCACGCGAGTATGCTTCGACGGCTTCGCGTTCGGCTTCGACTTCCTCGTCTGCGACCCACATCGGGTTGCCGAATTTGCCTTCGGGTCGCCGCCCGTCGCGTTCGATGATGTCCCGGTCGATCGGCCGGTTTACGGTGTCGGCGAATATGGATCTGAATTCGAGCGGCGTAGCGGAGTCTTCGGCCGGTCTCGGCGGGTCGTCGGGTGTTGCGTCGCGCGGGTATCCGTATCGGTCGCGCATGGCTCGCACGCGGCCTGCTTCGTGTGTGCCGTCGTAGAAGGCGGGTTCCCCGATGTCGTTGAGGAGTGTCCGCACATCGGTTTCGGCTTGTTCGAGTTCCTTTTCGAACAGTGCCTCTTGCCGTTCCCAGGCTGAGGTGCAGCGGGTCAACACGTTTTCGAGCATGGACGCGCATCGTTCGGCTTTGTCGCGTGCCTGGTCCGCTTCCCACGCCCGCGCGCCTGCGTCCTGGAATTTGCTGTACAGGTTTTCGTACCGGTCTTCGAGTTTCCGGTACCGCTTCCGCAGCTTCTTCTTACTAGGCATTTCCACGGCTTTCGCGATGGCGTCGAGGTCAAGAACCGTGGCGCCGCCATCTGTGGCGTCGATGAAGAGTTCGTTGGGGCTGTTGCGGCGGAGGTTGACGATGTCGTCGAGTTGCCGGACCAGTTCAGCTACTAGGCGATGATGCTTGCTCACACGGCCTCCTCGGGCAGGCGCGGGTTGTTCCACACGCGGATCGCGGTGAGATCGGTGCAGTGCCAGCCGCCCTCGTCGCGGAGTGGGTAGCGGTTTCGCTGATCGTCGCGGTCGAGGGTGAACCACAGGCCGTCGTAGGACGATTCGACGCCGATGCGGTCGCCCGCCTCGATCGTGAATCCGGTTGCGGTGTAGACGCGGCCGAACTTGTCGACGAATTGGCAGCCGCCGTCGAACGGCTGGAATGAGACAGGAGGATTCATGGTGGCGCTCACTTCGCGTTGAGGTTGAGGTCGACTTGGTTGCGGATGGAGCCGGTGGGGACATGAATTTCGACGAACCTGGGCTCTCCAGTGATGCAGGCACCTACCCACTTGGCGGAGAGGTCGCAGCCCATGTACTGGATCGCGTACGGTTTCGGACTGTCCTCGTACAGGCGGACGTCAGCGGAGTCGATGTTCACAAGGTGTCGCGCGCCGTCACTGTCGGCGAAGTAGAAGACGTATTTGCCGGTGGTGTCGGTTGTGCCTGTGCCGAGGAAGTATTCGCCCGTTTGTCCGGTGCCGTCTCGCAACGCGATGAGGTTGACGGTCCTGTAGTGGTCGTTGTGGTCGAGGGCGAGGTTGCCGATGCCGACGGTCAGCATGCCGCAGCAGAAACCGATCATTCCTGCGAAGATGGTGCCGCCGGCGAACACTCCGAGCCCGGAGAAGAACCCGAAGTCTTGGCCTTCGAAGATGGCTGCGATGGCGGCTATGAGGACGATGATGCCTGCGACGACTAGGGCGATGATGACGCTCAACATGCGGGGTTCGTGTTCTCCGTGTTCGGGTTATTGCCGTGTTCCGTTGCCCACCGAACATCAGGGGTTTCCTGAACATTCGGGTCGAGCAGTCGGGGCGCGAACGGGCTGATGTACATCGGCCACATGCGTCCGTGGTGCAGTGGCAGCGGGATCGGGCAAGCGTCGGTGTGGAGGTGGAACATCACGCGGCCTTCTTCTGTCCGGTCCACGGCAGGTGCAGTCCGTCGCCTTCGCGTCGAGGCACATAGTGGATGTGAATGTGCGGGACTGTCTGCGTGGCAGCCGCACCCGATGAGGTGATGAGGTTGAAGTCGTCGGCGCACCCGTATTGCGCGGCCCAACCCATCGCGCGACTCACAGCGGACCAGTCGGGGTGTTCGGCGTGCTGCACGGGCACGAACAGCATGTGTCCCGGCGTGACAGGGTTCAGCGGTTCGAAGCGGACGACATCGCCGTGCAGGTCCCAGTACAGGTGCTCGTATTCGCCGCACTGGATGCGGCCACAGAACGGGCAATCGGTGTTCATGCGTTTCTCCTCGGGTGCCATGCGATTGGCGTGAACCAGCGCGAGTAGTTCGACCGCCCGCCCAAGAGTCCTCGGGTTTTCCAGGGCAGCCAGAGTTGGAAGCGGTCGCCCCACCGGAACGCGACGAGCAGATCACCCCAGGGCGTGTTGAGGGTGAGACGCCACGGTGTACCAGCTATGCAGCAATCGGGGTCGAGCGGGCAGAAATGCACAGACCAGGCGGTCATGGCTCGATTCCCGCGATTCGTTCCAGGTGTTCGACGCGGTCTGAGAGGTCGATGCAGGTCGATTCGGCGAGCCAGAGGCGGCGGAGCAGGTCAGCAAGGATCGGCGCGTATCCGGTTCTGCCGGCGAGGTATTCCCGGACCTGTTCTGCGGTGAGCATCGGCAGTGGTGTGGTCATTCGCCGCCCTCCAGCCATGTGCGGATCGCGCCCCAGTCGTAGCCGTTGCGGCGTGGCACATCGAAGGTGGCGTCTCGATGGTTCGGGAGGTCAGTGTGGTTGCAGTCGATCCACGCGACGAGTCCCATGCGGGTCATGTTGAACTGTTCACCGATGCGGACGGGCGCGTTGTCGTCGACTCCGAAGCGCTTCCGGATCGCGTCCGCTAGTTCACCTGTCGCGTACGCGATCGGGGGGCGTCGGTCTCGCCACTGTTCCAGGCTTGCGACCCATTCGGTCCACTCGTCGAAGGTGGAGACGACGCGCCCCCCTTTAGGGATGTTTCCGCCGTTGTCGTACGGCTGCGGGTCGGTCATTCGGGGAGTTCTCCGCGTTCGGTGGCTGCGTTCAGCAGGTTCCGCAGCAGGACGACGTCAGCGACGGGCAGCAGATAAGGGTGGCCGTCCTCACTGGAGCGTGGCGCGTTGTCGTGCACGGCTAGAACGAGTTTCGCTTCGGGCGTGCAGTCCCGGATTTGCGCGGAGATCGTTTCACCCCAGGCGGTGAGGGTGTCGTGGAGGAGTTCGTTCATCGGCTCGTTCGGGCGGGGCTGCTCAACTTCGATGATGTCGCCGGTGAGGCTGTCGGTGATGGCGTCGATTACGGCGGCGACGGGTTCGGCACAGTAGATGTTGATGCCGTGGATGAGTAGGGCAGTCATGCCAGCGTGTAGGCCGAGCCCTGGTCCTACTCCGTCGATGCTGTCTGCGCGGACGTAGAACGGGTCACCGTTTCTGTCGGCGAGTTTCAGGAACAGGTTCATGCTTGGTTCTCCGGTACGTTCGGGTTCTCGTAGCGGGCGGTTTCTTCGGTGACTCCGCGGTGTCGCAGCCCGAGTACGACGGTTTGCGTGTACAGACCATGATCGGGAGGGAGGCCAGGGACGTCGTACTCGACAAGCTTTGGCTCACATGGGCAGTCGGGTCCGGGTGTGTGCGGTCCCCAGTAGTCGTCGGTCCAGAAACCAGTCATGCGGCTATCTCCTCGGGTGGTTCGATCTCGTGCCAGACGCCGAGCGGAGGCGGCTCGTAGGCGTGAATTTCGAATAGTGGGTCGTCGTAGATGACCCGTGTCATGGCACAGAGTTCCGATCCGTCTGCGCACCGGTAGCGAACAAGGTCGTGTGTGTGCCACGGCCCGTACAGAAACTCGGGTGTCCAGCCGATACGGTTTCGTCGGAATTCGCGGATGCTGAAGCAGTTGCGGAGTTCGACCCGGACAGGCGCGTCTGGGTTCCATTCGTTGGGGTCTTCGGCTCGCCCCATCATGACCTCGACCTTGGAGCGCGGGTCGAGTCGCCACCATCGTGGACGCACCTGCCGTGGATCGGTCATGCTGCTTCTCCGGTGTCGTTGAGGTCTTTCGCCTTCATCCATGGCCCGTTCAGGCTGGGTGCCTCGAACCAGGTGCCGTCGTCCGGGATGCTGAGTTCTTCGCTGGTGTCCCATTCGGCGTCGAGTGCGTTCATGCAGTCCCGGCAGAATCCGCGCACGTTCAACAAGCGTTGGTGTGAGCAGTATTGGCAGAAACCGTCACGGGAGTATTCGTGGAGGTGGCGGAGTTGCCAGTCCACGAGTTCGTCGATCTCATCGCGCACACGGTCAGTCATGCGGCTTGTTCCCCTGGTGCGGTGAGTGTTCGGCCGTCGTCATAGCCGAGGCGGTCGGATTCGCCCGCGAAGATCCGTGCGGCCTCGTCATCGATGCGGAGGGCGATAGTCAGTCCTCTGCTCGCCGGATCGCTCGAATCCCACGCAGGGATGCTTATCCCACCAGCACGCTCGAACTCATCCGCTGTGAAGCTGAACGAGCTGGATTCGATCGTGCCGAGTTCCTGCCAGCCCGACTCCTCCGCGCGGAAGAGGGTGATCGTCGGGTTGACGATGAGTGGCCGAGGGAACTGCACTTCGACGGGCAGGTGCGAACCGCCGTCGTCCCAGGTTGCAGAACGGCGGACGTACCCCTCGCCCACTCTGACGGTCCACTCTGGATAGCTTTCGCCCCACTGGTTGCGTGGTTCTGGCGGCTCGAACTCGCCCACAAATGTCGATCCGGGGCAGATGATTTCAGAGTCGTCTTCGTCATACCGGTAGGCGTCGAGTTCCGCGGCGACTTCCTCGGGGACGCGCTGCTCGTCTTCGTAGTAGTGGACCGCCCGACTCCACCGGGAACGCATTTGCTGCATACGTTTGGTGATGGCGAGCCCATGCCACTTCTCGGCGCACCAGGGGTGCGGGCAGTCGTCCTGGTTGATGTTGTGGTCGTAGCCGGAGCGGGTTTGCTGGAGTTGCGCGTCTACGAGCGCGTCGATTTCGTCGACGATGTCGCGGTCAGTCAAGGTCGCGTACCTCGTCGAGTAGTTCGTAGGCGAGTTTCATTGTCGAGGCCCACATGTGAGAGTGCCCCTGCGCCGCCAGCCACGTGTAGGTGTCGTTGCGACCGATGATGTAGACGCCCCAATACCGGTGTCCGTGCCCGCATTCTCGGCAGGTTTCCCGATACCCTCGACGCACGCGGGCACGATAGGTGGTCTCTTGGTCAGTCAATTGGGGCGCCTTGTTCCATGAACCGTGCGTGGACCCATTCGTCGTTGATGGCCTCGAATACGGCGTGGTATCCGTGTTTCATGGCGAGCAGGTCAGCTTGTGCCTGGTTTTCGACGCGAAGGGTGCGGTTGATTTCGGATGCGATACCGACCGCGAGACCCAAAATGATGTCGAGGGCACCCATTTCCCAGCCGGCGACGTACGCGGTGTCGTCGTGTGGTCCGCCTTTGGATGCGCAGGTGACGAAGGGCATCACGAGGTTGTATTCGGGTTCGTCACTCATCGGGGATCCTGAAGTCGATGACGGGCAGCCAATTGGAGGTGCCGGTGACGCCAAGTGGGACTCGGAAGCTTTTCGGGAATGCAACGACGTAACCTTGAGGGTATTTCGTCACAGCGACGGACCCGCTGCTGAGATCATCAGCGTCGCCGACTATTGCTGACTCTTCGATGTACAGTTCGCCCGTGAATCGGTTAGCGAGCAGTGCTTCCGCGCACACGAATCCGGTTTCGTTCACGGTCAGGTCGCTGACAGTCAACTGTTGGAGCTTGCGGGGGACGACTACTGGTTCTCGCACATACTGATTATTTCAGCCGACGCAAACCCGAATAAACGTTCAGGTTCACGTCGGCCCGTGCACACACGACCGAAAGTTAAGCGACCTTATTGTGGGCGCGATTGTATCGAGGGTTTTCCGCCTGGATCGTGGCAGCCTCGCGAGCGTGCGCCTCAATGCGGCTGACCGATTCCAAATGCTCGACAGTTATGTGGGTGACCTCAGTCCACCACCCGACCATCCGGTTGTACTGCGCGAATCGTGTCCGCGGCGTGATCGTCAAACCGACGTACAGCAGTTCGTCGGCCGCCCAGAGCCGGTAGAGGGTGTAGTTGCCAAGGCGCTTGTTGTAGTCGGTGTCGGATTTCGCGGTCATTCAGCAATTCCTAGTTCTTCGCGGCTGGCGACGGTCGTCAACGTGTATTCGTTGTTGATGGCCCGCCACTCTTTCAAGTAGCCGACGTGCACGAGTTTCCCGGTCGCTGGGTCGACGAACGCGATTGGGGAACCGATACCGTACGGGTACTGTTGCTCGCTCACTGCCCGTAAGTCCAGATCGCGAGCAGTTCGAGTGGCACGGTGTGGAATACGAGCGGGATAGCGTGGATCGGCAGACTCGTCAGGGTCTCGGTCACTGGTTCTCCTCAGGGTTGTAGATGTCGGTGTTCCATGTGCGGGTCGTGTCGCCGAGGATCGTCAGCTTCGGCGGTGTGAGTGTCCGCATGTCGTATTCGAGTAGATTGCCGCGCAAACCGGTAGCGGGTTGAGGTGGCGGGCCGGTAATCCATTCGCCGTGCTCCCATGTCCCGTCGTCGCGTTTCAGGTTGATCCGGTAGCGGGTGATGCCGGGTGGGAGTCGCAGGGTCGGGAGTTCGGACACCATGCGGCGGATGCTCATGCGGCCCACTCCGATCGGTTAGGCCAATACCGGTCGCGCAGTGACTCGATATCGGCGTCCGTGACGTCCATGCCGGCGAGCCGCAGCATCGCCTTGTCGGTTTCGATATCGGGTTCGGTGTCCGGTCGAACGGCATTCAGGATGGACTCTGGTGTCTCCCCGAACGGCACCAATCGTGTTGCGTCGCCCACGACCGCCATCGCGAGCAGATCCCCGTACATGGTGATAGCGGCGAGGATCATCGACTCGACCGTGGGCGGCCCGAACATGGCGTGCAGGAACCTGTCTCCCACACACCCGTCGAGCAGGTCATCGTGGGGCGGTCGACCGCACCAGCAGCCGTCCAGCGGCTCGCTGTTCATTCGTTGTCTCCTGGTTCGTCGAAGAACGGCCCTGGCTGCCATTCCTGCACTGGATACACCTCGTCGAGTTCGTCGTGTGGGATGCGGATTGTCCAACCGCCGGAAAGGATTTCGACAAACCCGCTGGGGTCGATGTAGCGGATCCGTCCCTCGGAGAAGCACCAGCGAACCATGTCGCCGACCTTGAACCCGGTCTCGACTGGCGGCCCGGAATGCTGCTCGACCTGCCTGAGTTCCCATGTGCACATGAAGCACCATTCGGCGCCCTCGTCGACGAGGTAGTGACCGCCGCAAGCGGGACAGTCGATGCAAGTTTGGCGCGGCATGTCGTCGGGGATCGGCCACATAGGATGCGGCATCGCGGCCCATAGAACACGCAACCGGGCTCGTAGCGCAGCGTTCAATGGGTCGCGACGGTCCAGCGCCTCGATGCACTTCGGGCATTCGCTCACGCTGCTTGCTCCTGTTCGCGCACTAGCAGTCCAATCTGTGCGCGGCCCTGCTGCGGAAGCTGCCCTGACGTTTCAACCCCGGTGACGTGATACACGTTCTCGCCAATACGAACCTGATTGCCGACCAGTTCGCGCGGATGGATTGAGCTGTCCCAAGTCACGGCCGCGATAAGCCCGCGGCCGGCGATGTTGAACCACTCCAGCACGGAGAACTTAGGGATCGGGTCAGCCTGCTTCCGCACGAACACTTTCAAGGTCTGCCCGTCGTCCTGCACCAACAGCCGGACCGCCACGCCATAACGGACGTACGGGCGGCCGTTCTCGTCGATCACCTCGAAACGGGTCACCTTCTCGGTGTTCACGCCGCGTCCTCTCCCCAGAACCAGTTGACAGCCGCTTCGATGTCATCGAATTCACGGAAAGCAGGAAGGGCATCAGGGTCGTCAGGCTCCAAGCAGAAGATGCCGCGGCCCTGACTCAACCCGTCACCCCACGCATTCGCGTCCACCATCAGCGCGCGACCATCTTCCAGGCGGATCACCTGATAGAACGTCGTGTCCTTCACTCGATGTGCGACACGGACGAGGCACCAGGCGAGCCAGTACCGGAAGCCCTTCTCACGGAACACACGCCACTCACTCACGCTGAAACCTCCCGACACGCAGGCACTATCAACTGATGCGCATATCGCTGTAGGTGAATCGACGACGCAACGAGGACGACGTCAGCGGATCGGAAGGAGCGCATGAACACATTCAATCGGTCGACGCAAACCCGACCCTGATTTGCGGGCTCGAACACCCGTTCGGCTACCCATGGTCGGATCGCGCCCGAACGGCCGTCTCCGTTGCGCACAGCCGCCAATCCGGCCCGCTCCAGCCCAGCCGCTCCCCCACCGGAAACAAAACCCGTTGCCCGAAACTGCGTCCCGACTATCCGGACACTCTGTCCGTTTATGTTATTCATGTGGGTATCCGATCGCGAGGACCTGGTTGTGGCTGTTGGCGATGCCTGCGACGAGGGCTTCGAGGAAGGTGCGGAGTTCGCCGGGTTCGAAGGTTTTGGCGAGGTCGAGGAGAGCGGCGAGTTCGTTCGGGGTGATGCTGTCGGCGGGGATGAGTTTCATGTCATGGTCGCTTTCGGTTGGTCCAGTGGGGCGGCCCGGCGTCGACCGCCCCGTTCAGCTGGCAGGCTTCTATTCGGCTGCGTCGTACGGGTATTCGCCGATGCCGGGATGTTCTGCGATAACCCATGCGTCGATCCGCTTTCGGACCATGTCGAAGTCGACGGCGAATTGGGTGGGGCGCTCCCAACTCGCGGCGTCGTCGGGGTGGAGGACGTCTTGGAAGCAGGCGATGAGTCCGGGCAGGAGGTTCGGGGACCAGCGCTTGCCGGCGATCAGGTAGATCCAGAACAGTTCACGCTCGGGGTTGGCGCATTCTGCGAGGGGGATGCTGTACGGAATCGGCGGCGCGTCGTGGAAGACGCTGTAGTCGGTGGGGTCGATTCGCCAAGGTCCCCAGTGGTTCACGTTGTGGTCGTGCGCGAGGAGTTCGCCGATCGTTTTCATGCTGTCGTTCATGGTGGCGTTCGCTTTCTATCGGTTTCCGAGTCGGGCTTGGTAGCCGCGGAATTCGAGGGTGATGGTCGAGAGTTTTCCGGTGCGGTTTTTGCCGACGATCATTTCGACTTCGCCGGATGGGGATCCGTCTTCGCGTTCGGGGTGGTGGAGGAGGACGACGACGTCACTGTCCTGTTCGAGACTGCCGCTTTCGCGGAGTTCGGCGATGGTGGGTGGTCGTTTTTCTTTGGTGGCGCCGCGGTTGAGCTGGCAGGCGGACAGGACTGCGATGTCGAGGTCTTTGGACAGCATTTTCAGGCTGCGGGAGATGTCGGCGATTTGCCGTTCGCGTGGTTGTTTACTGTCGGTGGCGCGGAGGAGTTGGACGTAGTCGACGGCTACGTAGTCGAGGCCGATGGTGCGTTTGAGTTTGAGTGCTTCGTTGCGGATGCGGTCGACGGTGAGTGAGGCTTGGTCGCAGATCCAGAGGGGCATGCCGGCGACTTGCTGGGATTTGTCGAGGACTTTGGCGTGGTTGCGGTCGTCCATTTGGCGTCGGGTGATTTGCCCGTATTCGGCGTGTGCTGCGGCGGCGAGGATGCGTGCGGTGACTTCGCGGGTGCCCATTTCGACGGAGAACAGGAGTCCTTTGTGGCCGCGTTCGGATGCGTAGCCCGCGAAGTTGGACAGCGCCAAGCTCTTTCCACCGCCAGGTCGGCCGGCGAACAGGTAGGAGCGTCCGCGGTGGAGTCCACCGGCGAGGAGGTCGTCGAGTTCGGGCCAGGGGGTTGGGATGGCGTCGAGGCTTTCGGCGGGCGCGTTTTGCCATTCCCAGAAGTCTTCGACTGCTTGGTCGAATTTTTGGACGACTTGGTCATGTTCGGGGTCGGTGTTGCGGTTTTCGATGGCTTCGAGTTCACGTTTGAGCCAGGTGAGGTGTTCGGTGGTGTCGGCGGGGTCAGCGCCTGTGGTCCAGGAGCTTTGGACGCGTTGCATGACGCGGTCTGCCGCGTTGTGGAGGTCACGGCAGGTGGCGAGGTTGCGGATGCGTTCTGCGAGGATGGGCGCGGATTCGGGGGCGCCTGCTTTCTGCCAGCAGGTGAGGATGAATGCGCCGTTGTCGAGTTTGGTTGCGTGGCCTTGGTTTTGAGCTGCGACGACGACGGTGTTGGGGTCGATGTGGTCGCCGGTTTTGAGCATGGCGGTGAGGATGGTGGCGAGGGTGCGGGTTTTGGTGCCGTACCAGGCTTCGGGCCAGATGGACAGGAAGGTTTCGCGGGTGCGGTCGGGGGCGCCCATGACGATGCCGAGGAGTGCGGTTTCGGCGGTTTCGTCGTACCGGATTTCGGGGGCGTCGTCTTCGTGGTCGTGGTTCATGCGTACACCGACTTGTGCTTGCGGTTGAGGATGGCGGTGACGAGTTCGTCGCGGTAGGTGTTGATCCATTCGGCGAGTTCGTCTGCCCGGTATTGGCGGCGTTGGTCGTGCGGCACCGTGTCGGGGATGTCGCTTTCGGGGGGCCTGACGCCCGCGTAGTCCTCGATTGCGGTCGAGTAGGGGTAGCGGGGGCAGTCGTCGAGGAAGTGCTGTACGTGTTCGACTGAGGACCAGACGGGTTGGGTCTCGCAGTGGGCGATGATGTCGCCGGGTTTGATGGGGAACGCGTTGGGTTGCCGGTAGTGGGTGTGGACGGCGTCGAGCGCTTCGGTGGGGAACACTTTTTGGCCGTTGAAGCAGCGGCCCCAGGCGGCGATGGAGTCGTCGTCGATGAGGATCCGGTTGTCGAGGTAGCGGGCTTCTTTGAGGACGCGTCCGGCGATGCTGGTGGCGGTGGCGAGGTCGAGCATGTGTGGGCTGCTCCTGGTTAGGCGGTGGCTTGGTTGTCGCGCAGGGATCGCAGGACGCGCTCTAGGGCGGCGTCGGCTGCTTGTTCGATTTCGGCGCCGGTCGCGTTCTTCGGGAGGTTCGTGCCGCCCGCGTTGGGCTGGCTAGCCGTGGCCGGCTGTTGGCTGCGTCCGCGGATGACTTCGCTGACGAGGGAGGGCAGAGTTTTCGGTCCGAGCTGGGGTTTGGTGAGCCACAACTTGAGTGCGGCTTCGATCGTCTCGGGCGGGGTGCCTGCTTTGAGCATGGCTGCGGCTTGGATGGACAGCTCGGTGTGCACGGCTGGCGGGTGTTCGAGCGAGATGTGGGCGCGGACGAGTCGGCGGCCGTCGATGGGCACGACGGGGCCGGGGGTTTCGACTGCGGCTGCGATGGCGTCGGCGTCGGGCATTTCGGACGCTCGCGCGCTACTTACGTTAGATGCACTGCCAACGTAAGTAGTTCTTTCTTTATCTATATCTGTTTCTGGTACAGATCCGCTAGGAAAATCTCTAGCAGTTGCTAGGCCGGACCTACCCGTGTTTCCGGTAGCTTTCCTCGCGTTAGCGGCCTTCGCCTGGCCGCCCTTCTGCCCGGCTGACCTGGCCTTTTCTTTCCGTTCAAGGACTTCGCTGCGGCTTTGCTGATGCTCCAGGTAGTCGTGGAACACCACCGCGTTTTGTTCCGCATCTACAGAACACGCGCCGGTCGCAAGAATCGCTTTTCTGTTCCGATCTGTTCCAAGTTTGCGCCAGACAGGCATCGACACGACCCCGTCGGTGAGGAACTCAGCGCAGTGCAGCCACGCCCGGATGATGAGGAACTTTTGAGCGTCGTTGAGGGACGCGTACTTCGGGTTGCGGTCCATGTCGACCGCGACGGTGATGAAGGGCCGGTTGTCCTTCGGCATGGGTCCTGCGTCTCCTCTCGGCTCAGGCGGCCGTTGCCGGCCGGGCGGGGTGGGTGATGTCTTCGACTGGCACGCCGAGCGTTTCGGCGATCTCCGTGTCGGTGAGGCCACCGCTGATGCGCAGCTGCGCGACGAGAGTGTCCGCATGGAGTACTTCTAGGCCGCCGAGGTCGCGGAGTGCCGTAAGGACGGCGAGCGCGTAGGGCCGGTAGTCGGCTGTTTTAGAGCGCGGCATGACGTGAACCACCTCCGGGTGGCATAATGAATGTGAACCGAGGTGCGGGCTTGCTTTCCTCGGTGTTGTGCGCGGTGGTACGCGCACTTTTGCGGTCGGGGCGTCTTCTTGTCAGGTGGACGCCCCGTACTGCGTTTAGGGGGTTGGTCGCGGTTTCGCGGGTTCCCTATTCGTATCGATCTTACCGTGTTTGTCTAGCTGGAATGCGGTGCGGCGCAATGGATTACACATTTATGCAACCTTTTCGGGTGATTCTTCGGCGGTGCGGCGCTTGGCAGCTTTGCGCGCTTCGGCTGCGCGGCGACACCTGCGGCATTGCCTGTGCCCGCGGGTGTCGAGGTAAGTGCTTTCCGGGGTGTACTCGTGGTTGTTCACACACACGGGCCGGTCAGCGAGTTTGATGCCGGCGGCTTTCCAGTCCGGTTGCGCTGCTGGGTGGTCTATGTCACGTCCTTCCCAGGCGAGTGGTGGTGCGTGGCCGTCGGCGTGGGCGCGTTTGCGGCTTGTGTCGCTGGGGCCTGGGGTGCCGGACAGTTCGTCGTAGAGGTCGCGGACGCGGGCCCAGCTGGCGTAGGTGATGTGTTTGCAGCGCAGTGATTGGTTGAAGGAGTCTTTGCTGAGGCCGTGTCGTGCGGCGAGTTCGCTTGTGGGCCAGCCGAGTGCGTTGAGTGCGCGGACTCTGCGGCGGGCGCCAATGGCGGGGACAAGCTTCTGGTTGGGGTTCGGGCGGTGGTCGACTTTCCAGATTTTGGCGGCGATCTCGATGCGCACGTGATCGGTGTTGCGGTCTTCGATGTTGCGGATAGTGGTGAGGTCGAGACTTGCTGCGTGGGCGATCATTTGGGTGGTGAGCCCAAGGTTGTGCAGTTGGTCGATGCGTTGGCGAACAAGGTGGATGGGCATGGTGGCGGGTTCGCCGCGTTCTTGCCGGATTCGGTAGAGCTTCGAAGCGCGCGCTGTTCTGCTCATGCGGCGACCTCCCTGGTCTTACGGAGTTCTCGGCGCCGGCGGATGAGCGCCTGATCGGCTGTGGCGGGTTTCAGGTTGAGTACCTGCGCGACGCGGTATTTCGTCCACCCGTGTTCGATGGCGTGGTCGATGACGGCTTTGCGTTCGGGTGTCGGGATGTCACCGTCGTAGTCGCCACGCAGGATTCGGAGGAGGAGTACTTCGTCGATGTCGGACGCGGTTGTGTCGTCGCCGAGGTTGGGGCGAGCGTCGGGGTGGTCGATGTCGACGCCTTCCCATGCGAGCGGCGGCGCCCATCCCTTCTTGACTGCGCGGCTCCGTACGATCGCGCTGGGGCCTGGTTCTCCAGACAGCTCGTCGTAGATGTCTGCGATGGCACGCCATGTCTCGTAGTCGATCTGACCGGAAGCACCGATCTGGGCGACCCGCTGATGCGAGACGGACAGTCGGCGACCGACCTCGGTGTATCCCCAGCCGATTGCGCACAGGGCGCGGATCCGTCGATGCACACCGAACGCGGGCACACGGGAGCGGGCCTGCGCGGGCACTGGAGTGTGACCGACCGACATGATCCGGGCGGCAATATCCATCTGGGTGGTCTCGTAGATTCTGTTGCGGATCTCCCACACAGTTGTTTGGGCGATCCCTGCCGCGGCTGCGATGGCGTAGTCGTTGAAACCGATTGATGACAGCCACTGGACGTGGGTGCTGGTCTTCTCGACGGGCACGGTCGGCGGGATGCCTTTGGCTACACGCAGTTCCCGCACTTTGTCACGTCTGTAGCGGCCGTATTTCGGTGCTGTGCTTCTGGTTTGCACCATCAGGCTGCCACCTCCGCGTCGAGTGCTTTGTGGACGGTGGCGCCGGACATGCGGAGGGTGCGGCAGATGCGGGTGAATGCCCAGCCGCGGGCGTGGAGTTCGCGCGCGTAGTGCGCTTTCTGCCCGTACGGGATGGTCACAGGTAGCCCGAGGGTGATGCCGGTCAGGATCTCGTCGTCGACCCGGACGGTGAACATGTCGCGCAGCTCGTTGATGTCGAGGCGGTCGATGATCGCTGCATGTTCGGGGCGGATGAGTTTTTGTCGACGCCGCACGAGCAGGTGGAGGGTGTTGAGTGGGATGGGGATGATGGTTGCGAGGCGGGTGAGCGCGACGCCGGCAGCCTGGATGTCGCGCAGTTTGGCGGCTGCGGGGGTGGCGTCGATGTAGTCGGCGAGTTTCATGCTGCTGCTTGGGCTTTCGGGTAGCGGATGGGCCATTCGATCGAGACGTCGTGAAATGGCCTGCGGTTGCGGCTGAGGTAGTCGATGAAGTCGAGTTGCCGGTTCTTGTGCCATTCGGCTTGGGCCTGCATGAGTCCGGCAGCGTCGGTCAGTTCGAGGACTGGGTATCGTCGTGGCAGTTTCCACGCGAGTCGTGCGGCTGCGAGTGCGTCGCCGTCTGCGCTGTGGGCGCCATCGAGGCGCACTCCGTAGTGCTCGCAGACGGCGCTCAATGTGCGTTTGCCGGGCCGGAAGGTGTCGAATTCTCGGTCGATCACCATCGGGTCGATGATGAGTCCGCGCACTTCGAAGCCGGGGTAGTTCGCTGCGAGGAGGGAGGCATCGAACGCAGCGTTGTAGATGACGACGGCACGGTCTGCGTCCCACGCCGTATACATCGCCTCGACCACTTCGGCGACGACCTCTGCGTGTGGGCGGCCATGTGCGCGGGCGTGCTCGGTGGTGACGCCATGCACTTCCGTTGCGCCGGCGGGGATCTCGATTCCGGGATCCGCCAACCAATTGCGCGCGTCGACTGAGGATCCGTTGATGTCCACCACGCACGCGGTCACAACTTTGGCCGCAAACACATCGACGCCAGTCGTCTCCGTGTCAACCGCCGTGAGGGGCATGTCGGTCCAGCTGGACATGATTGCTCCGGTTCTGGGAGTGGTCGCCCTAGCCCGCACCACATTTGGTGCGGGCCAGGCAATCAGATGGTCAGGAAGGATCAGGGAACATGCCTTCGTCGGCCGACGGCTCATCCTCGTAGTACGAGCTGGGGGCGTCCTGGACGTCGTCCTCGGGCGGCGCCGACTCCTCGTTGCTGAGGGCGTTGACCCGTCCCTTCCACAGCTGCATCAAGCGGCCCCGGTGCTGGCCGAGATCGAACGTCTTGAGTTCGGCAACGATCGAGTCGAGTGCTGCGCGGTCGGCGGCCTTTTCGATGCGTGCCGCGATCTCGTCGACCTGCGCATCGGTGATCGCGGGTGGGCCGGCGGGCAGGGGCTCGACGATGTACGGTTTGCGCTGCCCGCGAGTCACGGTGAGGGCGAGGGTGAGTCGCTTGTCGATGTGGGACAGTGCCTTGATGCGGATGCCGCCGACTTCTTGGCCGCCCCATTTCACGGTGGGGTCGTTGAAGATGAGCATTCGCCGGCCAACGTAGGTCGCGGCGTCCGGTCCCCATGCCGCGACGAGGATGCGGCGCACGGTTTTTGAGGGGCGGAACGGGCGGCCGGGGAACTCTACGAGGTGGATGTTCACGGGCTGCTCGGCAGATCCCTTGCTGACTTTCTCGATCTGCACGGTGCGTGGGCCGCTCAACAGGTCTTCGGCGTTGAGCTGGTCGGACTTCGGTGCGATTGTCTCGGTGAGATCCATTTTTAGATCACCATTTCCTGCTCGATGATGCGGTCTGTCATCGGGAAGTCGGCGACAGACTCGAAGTAGTGGAGTTGCATTTCGCGGGCGTTCGCCTCGAAGGCTTCGACCGCGGCGGTGATCGCGTCGAACCACCGCTGATCGGGGTACACCCGCTTGATCCACAGGTGCATGCCGCCGCTGTAGCTGACGTAGTCGAGCCATTTGCGGCCGGATACCAGGAGCCCGGTTTGGCATTGCGCCATGTTTTCGGCTGGTACCTGTCCGGACAGGACATGCGTGAGGTGAATCTTCGGTCGCCGAGATTTGATCTCGATCAACCCGTCGTCTGCGACCAGTCCGTCCGGGGAGTAACCGATTCGGATGCCCTGGTACTCGCGGACCATGAATCCTGCTTCGTGAACGGGGCCGTAGTGCTCGCTGTAGATGTGGCGCGCTATCGGCTCGTCGGCGAAGCCCCTGAGCATGTCGTCGCTGATGTAGGTCGGATCGGTCCATCCGGTGATGCGTTCGGCGACGAGGAGTGCTGTGAGGCTGCGGGATGTGTCGTTGTTGGCGGTTTCGAACACGGTGTTCGCGGGGTTGCGGCGTGCCAGTTCGGCGCGTTCCGTGTGGAGGGTCTTGATCGCGGTGTCGGCCCTCACCTTGCTGCGGCAGGGTTCGTTCGCTGTCGAGCCGCATGCGGTGCATGGGTAGTCGATCGCGGACAGCTTTCGGACGGTGATGAGGTTGCCGACGACTGAGGCGGTGACGATTCCGCGGCGCTGGGCGAGCCATTCGTCTGAGCCCTGGAGTATGTCTGGGTAGACGGTGAGGCGGGGTTCGGAGAGTTCCGGGTGGGGAGCGTTCATCAGTGGCCGCCTGCTTGCAGGTAGAGGATGAATCCGAAGGTGGCGCCCAGGGCGATGGCCCAGGCGAGGCCGTCGAAGAAGTGCCGGATGGCGCGGCGGGTGTTCACTTCTCCGCCTTGAGGGCTGCGAGTTCGGCTTTGAGGGCGGCGATCTCGGCGTCTTTGCGGGCGATGACGGCGTCCTTGTAGGCGAGGTGCGCCTCTTGGTCGTCGATGACGTCCTGGTTCCAGTCGATGGCTCGGAGGAGGGCGCCCGTGTCGATGTGGACCCGTTTGTTGAGGCGGGGTGGCTGTTGGCAGGGTGTCGTATGATCCGTGTTGGACATGCTGCGTTTTTCCTTTCGCTTGCGTGGGGTGTCCCTTGGCCCGTCCTCATGCCACTGGGGGCGGGCCGTTTTGTTGGTTCACTCCACGTGTTGTGACATCAACACAGTGTAGTACTGACACTACATCCGCGCAAGCCCTGTTACAGGGAACACGTTTCGCAAGAGGCGAAGGTCATTGAGCAGCGAGAATGAGACTCCCGCAACCGGGAAGGCGCCTAGAGTGTTGTGGCAACTATTCCCAATAGTGAAGCCTGTATATATCCTCAATCTCTAGAAGCCCTACCACCCGGTAGGCGCGGCCGATCCAGAGACACAGGACTGTCCCCATGACGACCGAACCCGAAGACCAGAACACCCCCACCCGCTGGTGGTACTACGTGGACTCCCTCATGAAAGCCACGGAGACGAACAAGTCGCAGCTCGCCGAAGCAGTCGGTGTAGCCAGGTCAACCCCCGGCTACTGGGAACGCGGAGTCGGCGGACCCGACCCCCACGTCGCCCGCAAGGTCGCCCTCCACTTCGGGCGCCCCATCGCCGAAGCCTTCGACCGCGCCGAATTCGCCACCATGGAAGAACTCGGCATCACCACCACGGCACCCACTCCCGAAGCCAAGGACCTCCCCAACGAAGTCCTCGTCGCCGAAATCGGCCGCCGGCTATCGGAAGCATCGAACCAACCATCCGCCGCGCCTGAGCAGACGCCAGGCACGACAACCGTGCGCGCGCAAGGCAAACGACAATCAGTCAAGCCATAAAGCCTCGATGCCCTAGAACACAAAAAGAGGCGTCGACCAAAGCCGCAGGGGCTCGGTCGACGCCTTAAGCACGTCGTCAGGCTGCGTCGAATCCTTGATCCAGCAACCGATCCTGACGCTCACGGAAGTTCTCCGCAGCACGGATGATCATCGCGAACGGATCATCCGCACCAACCTTGGTGTTGATGGTGGTAGCCCAGTAGGTGCCGCCCGCGGTCGCGGCCCGGTACTCCCACTGGTCGTCGATCTCGGGGCCGTTGAACCAGGCTTCCCATCCGGCGCCGGCGAGTGCGGCGCGGTCTTCGTCGTCGACACCCTCGTAGGGGAGGATTTCGATGCGGCGTTCGGCTTCGTCCCACACGATGACGTGGCCGATCTCTTTCCAGAGCTGGCGGTTTTCGTCCGGCCAGTAGCAGAGGGTGCCGCTCGGTGGGCGCGTGCTGATGCCGAGTTTGGCGAGGTCGGCGAGTTCGGTGTCGTCGATGCGTGCGCATTGGTATTGGCGGTAGAGGTCGCGCTTCATTGGGTGGCCCTCCGAGCAAAGGCTCATTGACGTGGATGGTGTGTGGGGCGTTCACGTCTCGCCTCACCCTCCCCGACAGTGGGACGTTGGCTGCTCGTGATTAAGCCGTAAACTCTTCCTCTAAACTGAGGCTGTCACGTACTCTACAGCCCAGATTCTGGACCTTACAATAGCTTGTCGCCACAAATTTGCCATGAATCACAATCGTGATGTTTGCGACGTTGGCAGGGCGGGTATTGGCGGCGAGTTCCGACGCAGACCGGTTAGGGTGGTGCGGTGGAGCGGCGGCGGGCCATACGGACCGACGACCTCGATCAGGTGCTCGGCAGGGTGATCGCCGAGTGCCGAGTCGCGGCCGGGTTGAGGCAGGAAGATGTGTGGATCGCACTGGGTATGACCAGGTCCAGCTATAAGCGGCTGGAAAGCGGTGAGACACGCCTGACGCCGGAAACGCTCGCTCGGCTCGGTCGCGCTATCGGCACGCCGGGCTGGCAGTTGCAGAAGAACGCTGAGGAGCGTTGGACTGGCTGGGACCGCACCCCGGAGGACGAGATCCGAGATTCGCTGGGATTTACCTGATCTCGTTACCCTAGGAAACATCAGACCGATAGGGATCGTTTCGGCGAACTTTGTGTTTCGTGTCGGATTCGGGGCATAACGTGGGGATGTGGGCGCCGTCGTTGTCATCCTCCTACTTGTAGCTTCCGCTCGGCTGTCGATCTGGGACAGGAAGACCCGTCACTACACCATCGCCCTCGCCGTCTTGGCTGTTTCGTTTGCTCTGTCGATGAACAGCATTGGGGAACGACACGTCGACCCAGCGTTACGGGGGATCCTCGGGGACAACGTGTCCGACGTCGCCCACACTTGCCTGACGGTGGTCACTGCCTGGCTGATCGGTTTGATGTGGATTCGGATGCTGTTCGTGGATCCGAGCCGGCGGCGCCTGATTCCCGCACGCTGGACGTGGTTTTCGCGGGCATGGTCGTGGTTCTCCGGCGCCTGCCTGGTAGGGATGGTCGTAGCGTCGCGGGTGGGTCGTCTGGGTTCGGTTGCCGCGGACGATGATTTCTCGATGCATGATCCGGCGTCGCTTGTGTACATGTCGATTGTTCTGCTGTTCACGGTGGGAACCTGCCTTCTGTTCGCTGCTGGCGGTATCGCGCAGGCTCGGATTTGGCGGTGGGAGGCGCGGACAGTGTTGTGGAGTATCGGTGTGATCGGGGTCGCGGGGATCGCGTGGACGGGTTGGATGGTGTGGGCGATCGTGGAGCGTCCGCAGATATTGGCGAACCATTCCGTGGCTGTGACTGAGGTTTTCAGGATCCCTGTGGGGCTGGCGCTGGCGGCGGTGGGTTTGGTGCCGGTGGTGAAGAAGGCCGCGGAATGGGTGACGGCTCGGCTATTCGACAGCGAATAGGGTCGGGCGCGGTTTCCTGAATTGGTCTCGCTGGCCTTGTGGCGGCTTTTCGGCGCGGTTGGCGGTGTTGGTGCCTGGGAGGCTATTCGGGGTCGTTCTCGTGGCTTGTGGCGGGCGGGCTGGTGTCTCGGTGTCGGTTTGCTTGGGCGGCATTGTGTTCGCTCCCCGGTATTGGTGGTCGTCGATTTGTGTGTGCGGGTTGCGGATTGCGGGCCGCTGCGACGGTTGGTGAGGTGCAGGTTGCTCACGCTCGGGCCGTGTCAGGCCGTCTACAGGCCGTCACGCGCTGACTGTAGGTGTCTAACGCTGCCCTATGGTGACCGAGAATCCGCATGTAGGAAGGGGTTTCGAGTGGCGCTGTGCCACCAGGGGCTTTAGGCCGTGGTTCATCTGGTAAATGAACTCAGCCATGACGACCACCCTAACGGTCGCAAGCCCCCACACCTATTCGCGCCACCCCAAACCCCCAGGTAACCACCTACATTTCATCCAAATCCACTATCCGATGACCTTCGCCCAGGTCACCACCCTCAACCCCCTCCGACCCCTCAGGCCGTCCGTAGGCCGTCCCAGGATCAGACACCACACCCCAGACCGTATCCACAGCCGCCCGAGACCGGGAGTGGCTATCAGGCATCAGATGCCCGTACGTGTTCAACGTCAGAGCAGCATCCGCGTGCCCAAGGTACTCCGCAAGCTCCCGAACCGACACCAAATTAGCCAACTGAGTCGACGCATAGAAATGGCGGAGCTGATGCATACCGTCGATCCGCCGCCGGTGCGGAACACCCGACTCCCGAAACGCACCCTTCCACACCGTCGCGTTGAACAACTCCCCATACCAAACCTTGCCGTCCTCGCGCGTCATCAGCACGTTGAACGTCACCAAAGGCCCGCCAGCAAACTTCCAGGGAAGCGTGACCGGGACAGGAGGAAACAACTCCTGATAGGCATCAATCGACTTCAACACCCAATTCGAGAGTGGAGCCACCCGAGTGTGGTCGTGCTTCGGCAGCGAAAAAACCAACACCCCGTTCTCCAGCCTGCGGATCTGCCGTTGCACATGGATCGTCTGATCCGCGCGATCCACATCCTCGGCCACATCCACCGCAAGAATCTCGCCCTGACGCATACCCACCCCAGCCCCCAACGGGATGATTATCTTGTTCCGGTCAGGCAGGGCGTCATGGATTGCATCCACCTTCGACTTCGCCCACGGCACGATCCGCTTCTTCGGCGCCCGCGGCTTCGTGATCGACGCCGACTTACACGGATTCTCCGAGATGTACTTCTCCCGATGCGCCATCCCCAGGATGCTCGACAGCTGCTCGAACAACTGCGCCACATACACAGGATCCAAACCACGCCGCTGCACCCACTCCAGCCAGTCCCGCACTGCCGGCACCGTCCCCGCACGCGCGATCGACGACTTCTCGAAGTGCGGGATGATGTGTTTGTCCATCTGCCGCTTCTTCGTGTCACGTGACGACGGGTCTGCTGAGGTGCCCTTCAACCAGTCGTAGGCGACCTGCTTGAACGGGGTTTTGCCGAGGTTCGGGTCGACGTAGGCGCGCTCCAACATCGCATTGTCGATGAATGTCTTGTAGGCGTCGGCTTCGCCCTTCTTCTTGTCGGGGAACAGCTTCGACTTCTCCGACTCGCCTTCCGGAGTCCAGCGGACCTTGTACCGCATCCCTTTCCCATAGGCTTTGGTGCGGACCTTCCTGGTCTTACCGGGCTTGTCCGGGTCGGGTTCCTCTTTGAACCATCGGTCTTGTACGTGCGACATGGTTAGGCGGCCTCGTCATCGGTGTCGAGCCACGCCATGACGGTCTCCGGTCGCCACCGCAAATGGTTGCCGAGCGCGGCACCGCGCACCGGACGCGGCCCGTAACCGCGTTTCCGCCACGTCCGAATCGTCCCTACCGGGAGCTTCAAGAAAGTAGCGAGGTCATTGATATCCCACAGCGGCTCCACCGACGCGGGCTGCTCCGATCTGGTCACAGCATCTCCTGAGTGTTGTAGCTATCGACTAGTGTAGTCACAACACCGCACGTTGACCACTAGCAGCTCACACCACCCTTGGGTGACCAAGAGGGAGACACGCAAAAAAAAGTGGGGCCTCCGGAATAGGCTCCGGAGGCCCCTGAACCGCTCGCGCCGGTCACCCTTGGCGGCTGAACTCCCCCGCCTTCACGCCAGCCTCGAACGCATCCCACTCGCCGGGGGTGTAGATCAACGCCGCCCCGCTCGGGTTGCTGGAGTGGCGGATCGCGACGGTGCCGTCAGCGAGTTCGGCGACCTCCACACAGTTGCCGCTCGGATTTGATGCGGTCGCCTTCCGGAAAGCGACGGTGGTACGCAACTCGCCAGCATTGGGGGCGAAATGCATTTCGGATCTCCTAGGGGTGGGGCGGCGACTGCCGCCGTGGATACCGGTCACGATTTGACCGGCAGTCTGCGAATAGACCCCGGCGGGACGACCGTTTGTGGAGCGGCGGCCCCGCCGGGGCTATTCATTTGTGCGGGGAGGCGAGCCTCCCCGAACCTCGCCGAACACAGTCCGGCGAGGCGACATGGAAGCCTCAGCTCATCCCCCGCGCCTCCCAATACGCCAACCAACTCTCCCGCGCCTGCCGATGGTTACGAAGAAACGCCTGCATACGTGGGCAGTCCTTGTACTTCTCCGCCTCGACGACGTCGCACACGACGCCGGGGATGTAGTTGCGGGCTGTGGGCAGCGGGAGTTCACCGTCGGGCAAGGCGGCTTCACGCCCGCCAGGCGTAGTGGCGCCGGTGATGCGCACATGGTCGGAGACGTTCAGGTACCAGCGGACCGTCCACCCGTCATGCTTGGTGATGGAATCGACACGCTGCCAACGACTCATCGGCGTCGAGATTTTCATCGGCGTTTGTCCTCATCATCGATGCGACGCCGGATCGCGGCGACGGTGCGGTCGCTCGGAATCCGTTGCGGCCACGCCACAATCGCGCCGTAGATGACAATTGCGAGAATCACGCACACAATCACTAGCGCGGTCACAGTCAGCTCCTCAGTTGGTGTGATCGCTCCCGCCGCCGGGGTCTGCACGGCGCCCGGCGGCGGGGCATAACCTGATCGTTTCCGTTGTCCGGCGGGCATTTCCGGACAAAGACCGGACAAAAACCGGCTAATCTGACCCAGACCACTTCCGTCGCAGGGGGCGCACATGGATATCGTCGCCACATGGACCGCCATCGAGTGCGTAGCGCTACGGCACGCGTACCAGATGAATCAGGCCAAGTTCGCCGCCACGCTCGGAGCGTCGGAGCGCTCGGTCCGCGGTTGGGAAAAAGGGCAACGGCCGGTCGGATCCCACGCGCAATCGCTGTACGCGGGGATGCTCGCAAAAGCACCCGCAGATGCGGCAGCCCGGTTCACTGTCCTGCGGAAACCGGAGGATGACGACGACGTGAAGCGGCGCGAGCTATTGAAAGCTGGCGCGGCGGCCAGCGCAGGCGCCTTAGCCACCCTGAGCCTGGGCGATGCGACCGAACGCGCAAATTGGCTACTGTCCGGTGCCGGACGACCAGACATAGCGGCAGTGAACCTGATGCGGGCAACCCTGCACCAGGCGATGCGGTTAGACGACCTCCTCGGTTCGCCGGCCGCGCAAGGAATGGTGATCGCGCAACAGCAGGTCACTGAAGCACTGCTGAAAGACGCGCCCCCAGCGATACGGCCGATGCTGCTGTCGCTATACGCAGAATGGACCGGGCTAGCCGGCTCTCTGGCGTGGGACGTCCGCGACTACGTGACCGCCGGGCGCCTCTACGGGCAGGCACGCGAATTCGCGCACGAGGCAGAGGATTCCGACCTCGGCGCATACATGCTGTGCCATCTGTCCCAACTCGCCACCTGGCAGAAACGACCCCGCGTCGCAGTAGATTACGCGGTAGCCGCCCGCTCATGGGCCGCCCAATCATCGGACAGGCACCTACGCGCCTACGTCGCTGTCCGGAACGCAGAGGCCGCCGCCATCGCCGGACAACAAACGGTGTGCCTTCAATCGCTGGACGAAGCCGACGCCGCGCTGGTGGGCCTCAAACCAGTACACCCATCGCAGTCACGCGCCTACTTCATGGGCGGCGCCATCCAAGAGTCCTACCGCGGCAACTGCCTCACCATCCTCGGGCGCGCCGAACAGGCCGCCCAGGCATCACGCGACGCGCTGGCCATGATGCAACCCGAATACGTCCGCGACCGGGCAGTAACCCTCCTCGAACTGGAACGCGCCTTGATCCAACTCGACTCGATCGAGGAAGCCGCTACTGCCGTCAGCGAGGCAGCAGAGCTGGCAGAACAGAACCGTTCACCCCGATTGGCAGGCGCAATCATTGAGGGCCGGCACCAGCTTGCACCGTGGGCGAGCACGCGCGCGGTGCGGGACCTGGACGCCGAGCTGGCGGCGCGCGATATCGTGACGGTATGAGCGCAGACCGCGAACGCGAGGTGATGTCGCGGATAGCGCGCGCCAAGGCTCGCCTACTAGGGACCGGGGAGCTGTCCGAAAGGGTTGGTGGTGGCCGCGCCCCATCCCGCTCGGAAACGTTCAAACAGGCATCCGCCGAAATTCACGCCGCAGAGCAGAGCCGTAACCGGCTGCTGGTGGAACTGATCAGCGACGAAGACGAGGTGCCGCTCGATCTAGCGACGCGCCTCGGATTGACCGGACGCGAAGCCGCCCACATCCTCGACACCGCCCGCCGCGGCACCAAGCGGATGAGGGCCCACGTTTTCGGCACGGTCACCGCGTAGCCCTCAACGCGCGAGCCGGCACCCATTGCCGCGCCGGTTCACGTCCCTGCTGGTTCCCTGTTGTGAGCACGAAATCAACCAGCCCCAACCATGTCCCGTCTGTAGCGCGTGCCCACGCATGCAAGCGTCCAGGGGTTTGCCCGGTGACCACCAGTCCGCCAGCTTTGATGCCCATCGCGATCTGATTACGCCCAAATGGGCGGCCGATGTCGGCGCCGGTCGGGAAGATGGTGTCGAGGTCGACGAGAACTGGCACAGGTGGGTCCAGAACGCGGCGCAGGTTGAACGGGTCCGGCCACTCCTCGAACATACGTGCGAGCCTACAAGCAAACCCGCCGGTACAGAAACAAGCCGCGCGAACTCTGCCATACTCGACATTCACGAACACGAGCGTTCGCAGTTAACGATCCACGCGCACACAACGATTCGCAAACCGACACCATCCCCAACAACGGGACCACCAATGACCTCGCCCTACACGCAACCCGAACCACTCCCCCCAGCCGGCGGACAGCCATACCCGCCACCTACTGGGCAGTGGCAGGCGCCGCCAGCGGCGTACGGGCCGCCGCCGAACTATCCGCCGCCAGGTCCGTACGGATACGCCCCCGGCCCCCCGCCGCCGCGCCCAATGTTCGGCCGAAAGAAGATCCCGCGCTGGGGTTGGCCCCTGATCGTGGTCGCTGGATGCTTCTTCGCGTGGCTTATCGCTGACGGGATGCGCGTCGGCGTTCCCGCGGCTGGTAGCGCAGTGCGTGACGGACAGTTCGAGTTCGAGGTAACCAACGTCGAACAGGGCGCGAAACACGTTGGAGGCCCTGGCATCTTCGGAGACACAGCGGAAGGCGAGTTCGTCGTTGTTCACGTGCATGTGTCGAACATCGGCAAGAAGGAAAGCACGTTCGACGCCAGCGACCAGACTATGGTCGACGACGAGGGCAACGAGTACAAGGGGCAAGGCGAAGTCTTCGGGCACAAGCTGAATCCGGGATTCGAGTCAGACGAGCTGGTGGCTTTCGACGTGCCGCCAGGCACGACCCCGGACAAGTTCGAATTCCATGACTCGTCGCTGTCCGGCGGCGTCAAAGTGAAAGCGAAGTGAGGTAGCGATGGGCGGCCTGTCCCCCTTTCACATTCTGGTGCTGCTGGTCGTGGCGCTCCTCGTCATCGGCGCGATCGTCGCCGGCGTGGTGGCTGCGATCCGCGCTTCGAGCAAACCGAACACGCCGCAAGCGGGCTGGTACCCGGACAAGGAGGGCGCGATGCGCTGGTTCGACGGCCAGCAATGGACTGAACACACGCAGTAGACAGGAGAAGCGGCCCCCAGCTGAGGTAGCTGGGGGCCGTTGTTGTCTAGTTGGGCAGGTAGATGCTGCTCTCGTAGACGGGGATGTGTTGTTTCCCAAATGTGCGGAAGCCCCAAGTGATGGTTTCCGTGGTGAATGCCTCGAACGCTGCGCCACGCATGGCGCCCATCTCATATGAGGTCAAACCCTCGCGGGGGCATACCTCGATACGGTTGTTGGTGAGCGGGTGGATGCGGATGCGGCCGATCTCGTGCCACACCATGCCGTCCTGGTCGCGGCGGAATTTGGTGTGGCCGCGGGGTTTGCGGATGACGATGCCGAGGGTTTTGAGGAAGGGTTCGAGGTCGGGGCCGACGAGTTCGCCTTTGAAGCGGTGGTTGGCGAAGGGGGCGATGCGTTCGCCGATGAACAGTTGGCGGGTGGTTGTTGCGTGGTTGTCCATGGCTGGCTCCTGGGCATGAGAAAGCCCCGCGCGACGGTTCACGGCCCAATCGCGCGGGGCCTAGGTGTTCTAGCTGTGACCGGAGGTTGGCGGCGGCGTCAGGCCGCGTCCCCCTCAAGCATCCGAAGGGGCGGGAAGAACTCCAGCTGCTCCTGCTGAACACGCGGATCGCCCAGCCCCCGCAGCGTGCCTACCATGTCCGACACGAGAACGGGCAACGCATACGGATACAGGAGGAATGCGGTGCCGCTGTGCCAAAAGTGGTGACGGTACTTCGACTTCGGCGTGCACTCGCCCGACTTGAGCCAGCCAGCCGCACGCATGGCGTTGGTAATCTCCGTGGGCCGCAAGTCGAGTCCGTACCGTTGCCGGACTTGCGCCGATACTTCATCCCAGTTCCAGGCCAGTCCGGGACGCAAACCCAAGGTCATCCCCGCCCGCATCATCTGGGGCAGTACCTCATGGAACACCCACCGCTGGAAGCGGTAGACGGCAAGCTGTGCAACGTCATCTCGGATGGCATTTACGTTGCGCTGTCCGAGCACTCGATAGAAGCCGGGTTCGGTGACGTAGTACTTGCCTTTGGGAGGAATCCAGACGTTTGCGCTGGTCAGGTCCAATCGGCAATCTTGCCGATTGGGTTTGACCAGGACCTTTTCGTCATCGGCGAGAGTTCGCACCAAGTCCTTCGCCTCGGCGAACGCAAGTTGCTGTGCAAGCGCATCAGCGTCGACAACGAAGGTGTCGCCCTGGGCGATGAGCGCCAGGTCCTGACCGTTGGGGGCACGGAAGATTCGGGTGGGCAGAATGGATGACTGCGCAGCGGCAGTGTTAGCCTGTGACAAGGCCGAACCTCTTTCGGTTGTGGCGCTGCCCCAGTCCCGCTAAGACGCCGGGGGAGCGCCGAACTAAGAAAATCTGCAACCGGGCGTGGTTGCAGATTTGAAGATACACACCAGGCGGCCGCAATGCAACTACCCCTGGTTGCAGAAGGTTTAGCTGTCCGACCTCCCGGCTATCCGATACAGCAAATTCCGGTGGACCTCAGCCGCTTTCGCTATCTCGTCTCGCGGGATCTTCGCAGCTAACGCAGCCTTCACCGCCTCCCCGCGCATCGCCGCCGCTGCCCGAATCATCCGGTTCGCTTCCTCCTGCACGGCCCGTGAGCGTTCGGAGGTTTCCCTCACCGCCTCCAGCAATCGCTGCGCCTCCTCCGGTGTCACGTTCATAGCCCTATCGTCGCAGAGTTCCAGTCCGGCCTGTGGGCCACACGCTCAACCATAGCAGCAATGTAGTGCTGTCACAACAGGGTAGTGCCAACCGCACACAGCTCGCGGGAGCGCCCCGAACAGCAGCCCAGAAGCCGCCACAACAGCCGCACCCCCTCCCCCGCATACCCGAGGTACCCCCAACCCGCCACAGCCGCGATCAGAGCCCCGAAGCGGCGGGTCCGCCGGCTCGCGCGCGCGGTCAGTTGGTCACCACCCAAAGAACCCCGTGAACGTCCAGTGCACAGCGTGCCCGAGTCTTTTGCCGCCGCAAACATCCGCCAATCGAGAAACATGGGCGCGGCACGGGGACCGGTGTGTGTGCACAACAGGTTGATCGCAGCGCAACGAGAGGTTCGATTGCCAAGGCGTGTGGAGTGCGCCCTTGGCGATGCACTGAGGCGGTGAGGTTCCGTTCCGCGCTGGAACGCGAGAGGCGTGATCGTTGGGTAACTAAACGCGTGCGCGCGCGTCTATAAGGAAACGCGTGCGCGCGGGGGTAGTCAGCAAGGGCCGCGACCTGGGGTTATGTACAGTGTAAACCGATTTATCGTACACGTAAGGAAACTGATTTGTACGCCGTACAACGGCTCCTGGTGAACGTCGTCCGAACGCCGTCCCGACGCCGTCCGAACGAGGTGGGCATGCATGCGAAAAATGGCCCCCGACTGAACACAAGGGTTCAGCCGGGGGCCGTATCGTTTGAGCATTCTCAGGGCAGCACGGTGCCCAGTTCGATCGCCATCCTCCGATGGCCTAGCCAGGTTGGGTGGATCGTGTCGCAGGTGTAGTCCGGCCACAGCGCGGTGCTAGACGTACCTCGCGTTGCGCCCGCGAAGTCGACCACCGCGGAACAGAACGACGGCCCGGAACCGAGCCAGTCGTTGTAAGCCAGGCGCACACTGTCACCAGTGGACGTGCGCGAGATGACCGTTCCCATGTAGACAGGGCCAGTGAAGCTGTAGGTGGTTCGCAGCCGTGACACGAGGGTGTTGACCGACGTTTGCAGACCAGACAAGGTAGCGGATGCGCCGAAGATGTCGTTGCTGCCACCGCAAATCAGCACCTCATCAAGCGTGTACGACGTGAGGTTCAACCGGTCCCAGATGTGAGCGACGCTGGCGTTGGACAGAGTGGTCGCATAGTCCGACAGCTTCCAGCCGGCGAGGCTCATGTTGACGATCAACCTGTTGTGTTGCGCTGCCCACTGATACACGTTTCCGCGATGCAACGGTGTCGGCGCGATACTCGCGCTCGTCGTGCCCTTCGAACCAGCGATCGGCTCGAAGATCGAATCACCGATCACCAAGCAAACCTTGCGGCGCGAGGTCGACTGGTACTCGATGATCACATCGAACGGCAGAAAGCTCACCGTGCCACCAGACCCAGCGATGGTGGGATCGGTCGCGGAGGTGGAATTGCTCCAGTACCAGGCTTTCCCAGCGCCAGTCTGCACAGCCGTGGACGAGGCGAAGGTGTACCCGAACGCGACCAACCATTCAGTGTTCGCGGTGAACAGGGAGCCCGCGGTCGTCACCCACGGCGACGTGTAATAGGTGCCGTCGCCAGGGATCGTCTGGTCCGTAGACACGATCGTGGTGGCTGTCGAGTTCGTGAAGCTGCCACTGTCAGCGCCCGTCGCATCCGTGGACGGCAGACTGTGCAGCCCGACAACCAGCTTCTTCAAAGTGGCCGCCGTCTTCGCTGTTTCGGCGCTGTCTCGGTTGCGGATCTTGATCCGCCACTGCGACACATCAACCGGTAACTCCACCGAAAAGCGGCACGAGCCAGCAGTCGTCGCAGCCAACGAACTCGTGACCGTGCCACCCAAACCGCCATTGGTGTACGGCAACGTCCGCGTGACCGACGAACCATAAACCTGATCAACAGTGGCTTTGGTTTTCATCTCCTGCCCGATGCGCGTTGCGAGCAGCGAAACTTGGGAAGCGAGACTCATCGGCTACACCAGCGCAGCGTTGAACACCGACACGAAATCTGTTGTCGTATCCCCCACCTCAGCGCTTCCCGCAGCAGCGATATTGGTCCGCGCATTGCCCTGCTGCGTGGTGGTCAGCCCCTGCGTGTTCACATCGACACGCACCCGGTTGCCCAGAGCAGTGTTGATCGTGGTGGCGAAGCTGGGGTCGTCGCCCAGGGCGTCCGCGAGTTCCTTCAACGTGTCCAGCGTGCCGGGCGCCGAATTCACCAGAGCGGCCACAGCGGTCGAAATCGCGGAGTCGGTCTCCGAGCTGGAATACACGCTCAGCGTCGATCGCGCGTTCACGGCCGCCGCAGCTGTCAGCAGCGCCTTACCGACCGTGGTGGCATCCGAAATGTTCGCGGCGGTCGGCTGATAGTCGCCGGCCTTCGCCGTAGACGAGGTAGTGCCGAGAGCGAGGTTGCTTGTGCCGGCGCCGATCGCCGTGCGGGCGGCGGCAGCATCGACAGCGCGGATCAGTGCTTTGCCGACGGCAGTGGCGTCGGAGATCGAGTCGGCATCAATCGTGCCGCCCGAGCCGACCGCGGCGAGGACTTCGTTGATCGCGGCGACCAGGTTCGACTTGTCGGTGGTCGTCAAAGACGCGAGGCTGCCGGTAGTCGATGCGACCTCGCCCCTCAATGTCTTGAATTCGGTTCCGGCCCTGGTAGCGAGGTCGGATACCTGAGTTACGAGAGACATACTTCTCCTAGCCCGCCAGTCCGTTTTCGAACAGCAGGGTCAAAGTCACAGGGGGTTCGAGGTCTTCGAGGACGGCCGTGGTGGCGTCGTCGGTGATTTGGGTCATGTCGTCGGGGTCGATCTCGCCCGCAGGACCAGGCGGGCCTGGTTTGGCGATGACTGCGACGCGGGCGCCGTCGGCGGGTGTCACGGTGACGGGTTGGACCGGTTGCGCGTGGACGCGGGCGGTCTGCGCGGTGACACGGATGGTGACGGTCATACGGCGGCCTTGCCGTCGTATCGGGCGATGGTGCCGTTAGCGACTACGACCTCAGTCGTCGGCGTGCCGGGATACGAGAGGATGAACGCCCACAGGGTTCCGGCGCGCAAGTTGTCGGCGTCTTCCGATTCGATCCGCACGACAGCGTGGGAACCAGTGATGACAGCCGGGAAGCGTTGCGGGTCTGTGGTTTTCACATCTAGGTAGCCCGTGACGCCCGCCTCGTATTCGAGTGGGGTGGTGTTGTCGTCGGGGTCGACGTTTTGGAAGTCGATGACCCGGTCGCTGTGCCACGAGAGGGGCAGGAGCGCGGTGAGTGGAGGGTCGAAAAGAGGTTCGGACACGATGGCCCTCCGAATTCAGTTGGAGCAGAGAGGTTTAGGTGACGCGTACGTATGTGCCGGCGCCGGAGGTGACGGTGGCGAAGTTGTTGCTGGAGCCCAATACCTGCACGGTGATCACGTCGCCGCCTGTGACTGTCACTCCGGTAGCTGTAGCGGTAGAGGTTCCGCTAGTGCCGGTGACGCCTGTTCCTTGCGCGATCTGTGTGGCGCCCTGGAACAGGCGCAGCGTGACCGTGACGGAGAACGACGAGGTCCATGGGATGTTGGCGGTGATCGTCGCGCCGGACTTGCTGTTCTGCACGACGAGCCCGTTGCCCGACACAGTCGATCCCGGATAGCCCGTGGTGTCCGCAGTCCACGCTGTGATCACCGTGTACGAGTTCGGGATCGTGAACGTGCCGTTTTTGAACATGCCGGACGGCGAGAACGCGGGCGCGGCAGGCAAATTCAGTGTGCCGCTGCCGGTGATCGCGAGTGTCGTGTTGACCTTGGTCGCGAAAGACAGCGTGCCTGTGCCGGTTTCGGGCAATGTGACGTTCGGTGTGCCACTGAATGCGACGGACCCGGTACCGGTTTCAGTGAGGGAGACGCTGGGGCGTGCTACGAAACCGGCGGTGCCGACAGTCGACAGGTCAAGATTCGTGCTGTATCCCATCGCGACAGCGCCGCTGCCGGTGAGCGCCAGCCCGGCATTGACGGTGTCGTCGAAGCCTGCGACACCAACACCAGTGAGCGGGAGTGTGGTGTTGACCGTGGTGGCGAAGTTGAGCGTTCCCTCGCCGGTCAGGGTCAGCCAGGATGCGGGCGGTGGTGTGTAGACCGCTGAATGCCGCATCCTCGTCGAGGAACGTCCCGGTGCGGAGGCTGATGTTGTTGTTGCGGCGGGAAGCCGATGCGCCCGCCACGACGTGCGGCGCGGATCCATGATCAGCTCTGCGTGTACGACGGGGTGACGTTGATGGTGCCGTTAGCGGACAGCGTGACAGCAGGATTCAGCACATCACCAGCGATGAACGTTCCGCCGGTCTGCGCGGTCCACAGGCCGCCGTAGGTGTAGGTGCCGGCCGGTGCGGGGACAGCGACCTGCGCGGCAGTCAGGGTGCCGGTGGTGCCGGACGCCCATGTCGCCTGCACGCGCCCGTAGGGTGCGCCGCTGGCTTCGCTGGCGCCGGTGGATCCGGGGTTCGCGGTGTGCAAAGACACCCACGGCGCGGTGGCGAGGCCCTTAACGCCGTCTGCGGCAGCCTGTTTCGCTGTATTTGTGGAGAGAGCCAAGGTGGTCTCCTAGGGTCGAGCCACCGCGCCCTGGAACCAGCAGAAATCGGATCCGTCCGAGTAGTGGACGAGGATCCGGAATGTGGCGGGGGCGGTGATGGTGTCAGCGACCGTCGAGGAGACGGACCAGCTGATCGCGGAAGGGGTGACGGTGGCGGGCCAGGTGGCGATGACGTCGCCGGATCCTCCGGCCGCCGAGAGAATCAGGTCGGCGCTTGTTCCGACGGGGAATGTTTCGCCGGCCGGTGGATTGATGTCGTGGAGGAAGTCTTGGCCCTTCACGAGGACGAGCCGTTCGATTTGCGGCTCATATCCAATGGTCATGGGCGCTCCGAAAAAGGGGGAATATGGTTAGCCGAGGCCCGAATAGATACGGACGTCGTTCCACGAGTTGGAGTAGTTGCTTGAGGCGCGTTCAACACGCAGCCCCGCCCACGAATTCGTGGCCGGAACAGTGTTGTTGGCGGCACCCGAATACAGGCGTCGAGCGCCATTGATTTCGATCCAAGCCATCCCGTTGTAGACAGAGAATGCAACCTTGTCGCCGGTGTTTACCGTCATCCCGGAAGAGATCGATGATTGATCAGTGAACGACGGGTTCCCGGACAGTGAACTGGAGAACTGGGACAGAAAGATTTGGTTGCCGAAAATATTTGCGCTCAACCCTTGCGTCCCCGCCGCATTACTGCACAGGACGAGACCGGAATCGGATGTGTTGTTGATTCCGGAAGCGCCGCCGACAGTCGCTTCGATACGCATCCGGCCGGACGTATTTCCAGTGTCGCGGATCAGACCGCAGGATTCGTCGTTGGTGCCGTTCTTCGCCCACGAATTGGAGCTGATCGCGGCGGCGCTGCCGAGCTGAGTCCACCCATTACCGACAGCGCCGTCAGCGCGGTTGAAATCGTCGAAGAACTGGGACTGCCAGACCGTGTCAGGTGGAACGCTTGACGGCCGGTCATAATGGTTGATCCAGCGGATATAGCCGTCAGCGAAGGTGCCATTCACAATGCGCAAACAGCGCCGCCCAGGCCCCAACCTGTAACCAGGATCCAGCGTCGCGGACCCCAAATAGGTGCCGTTTACCCAAACCCGAACCCACTGGTCGTCGTCAAACCAGACACGCAAAGTGACCGTGCCGCCAAACGCACCGGCTGGCGGGGTGAAAGTTGCGCGGATACTGCCCAACTGCCACATCGCCGGGTATTGACCGACATAAACGTTAGGGCCACCGGCGGCGTCGATGCGGTAGAACAACCGTATTCCTACCGCGTTTATGAACGCGGCACCGATGTCCGCCCACGTGTTGGTGAAGTAGAAATCGAAGGATTGCGCTACCGCGCCGCCAACGGGCCAAAACATTTCGAGTTCCAGGCCACTGTTAGGCGTGAACGGCATGAATTCGTAGCTCTCGCCGCCACCGTTCGTGGTCGCAGCGTTTTGCGGTACATGCAGCTCGCCCAGCGTATTGATGTCAGCGGGAGTGCCATCCCCCAGATGCACCCACGGCCACTGGACAGGGTTCTCGACCGGGCGTTCAAAGCTGTCGTACCAGCCCGCATAAGCGAGTGGAAGGTTACGTCGAAGCAGGAAGCTCATCGTGATCGACGCCCTCTTTTGCGCCCGAGATCGTTCCGCCGTTGATGGCAAGCCACTTCCGCACACCGGACAGGGCGGCACGATTGCCGCGCAGCATCAAATGGTCGCCCGGATCGAGAAGTGGACGCAGTTCCTCGGAATGGGTGCTGAACCGGTCTATAGCGGCGTCGAGGATCGGGATCGCGTTCGCCGCCGAAAGCATGTCAAACATGCCGTCGAGCGAGTCCACCTCGAACGCGGCAGCCCACAACCTCTCCCGGTAGGGTTGGATTGTGGTGATTTGGTGGTAGTTGCCGGACTCGGCGATCAATTCGAAAGACTTCACAGAGGTTTCTCCTGGCTAGAGAATGACACCGAAGGCCAGCACTTGAAGGACAGTGGGCGCGGTGGTTCCGGTGATGGAAGTGACGTTCCAGAAAATGCGCTCTTTGTCCTCCATCACGAGATCGAGCGCGTTGTAGTTGATGCGGGTCACGTTCGCGCCTAGCACCGCCGTGTGGATGACACTGCTTGTCGTTCCTGCGGAGTTCCACTTCTTGGTTTCGATCGTTATTCCGGAGGGCTGGGTGAGCAGCGCGAAGTGAAGGTCCGTGATTTTCCGGGTGCGGTCATCGGGAACGTTTTGACACAATCCGATCAGCAGCTCGTTGACGCCGAGGACAACCGCCGCGCTGGCTACCACGCATTCGGATTCCCAATAGGACGACAGGCCGTAAGCGATATCGGCCTTTTCCGAAGCGGCAGCAGCAGTGTTGGCCGCGGCCTGCGCAGTAGTGACCGCTGTATCCGCCGAACCTTGAACCGTTTGGATAAGCGTGTAGTTGCCGTCGATGCGGTTGGTGACGTTGTCTCTGTGGCTTTGGAATGCGCCGTCGATAGACACTTTCGCGCCGGACGTCATCGACGCTTTCGCGTCGTCCTCCGTCATCGATTGGAAAGCGTGGAAATCGCCAGGATTCAGCGCGCCATTCGGATCACCCTGATTGGGGGCAGTCACGGCTCACCCCCAATACTTGGGTCAAATGTCTTTTGAAATTTCAGGAGGAATCGGAGGAGGCTCCGGAGAAGGCACATGCGTGCGGATGAACGACAGCAGTTCTTGCACGTACGAAATCAGTGCATTGATGCGGCGCACGTCGTTGAGGTGCTGTTTCGTATCCTCACGGTGCTGGTCTTCCAGTACGTCGATGCGCTTTTCGTCCTCGTCGTGCTGTGATTCCAGCTTTTCGACGCGCTTCAACAGGTCAGTGACCTGTCGCATCAGCAGATCGGATGTGGTTTTGAAATCCTCGCGTTGAGAGTCGAGGCTGCGGGACCTGGGCGCAATAAAGCCCAGGACCACACCGAGCACACCAGCAGCCGCCCCGATGAGAGCGGTAAGCAAGACCTACCCGAACGACGGAGTCTTGACCGCAGCCACAGACAAGCCGAGAGCAGCCGACACGACAGCGATCACAGAAGCAACCTGCGAACCAGTAGCGACGCCGTATCCAACCAGAACCGGCTGAGCGACGCCAAGGATGCCGTACAGCCACGTGCGCCAGGTGGCGGTCGAGTTGGCGCCGGCGACAGTGAAGCCGAGGACCGCGGCGACCACGGAGCCCCAGAGGGCGGCGTGGGAGTCGTCGAGCAGCCCGAACGACACCAGGGCGACCTGGAGCGGTACGAGGAGGGCGTAGAGGCGGCCACGCGCATCGGCGGTGAGGTCGCGGAGACGATCAAACATGAGGAACCTGCCTAGAGGTTGAGATCAGGCGGCAGTGCCGAGGATCTGAGTGGTGGAATCCGGGCCCCAATACAGGGATCCGTTGTCGAAGCGCTGGACCGCGCCCCGATCGAAAGGCTGCTCATCGGAGACGGGCCAGCCGAGCGGGCCTTTCTCGAACCCGTCTTTCGACCAGCGGTTGCCGATCGCGCCATGCACGAAAACGACAGGGCCGCCGTCCTTGTGATAGAGAGCGCCGCCCTGGAATGCCTGGCACTCGCCGCCCTCAACCACCACGTGATCGAGGACCGGGTAGCCGACAGGGCCAGCCTCCCAACCCAATTCAGCCCAGCGGGCGAACAGCGAAGCCGGGATAGGATGAGCGCCCGTCTCCGGGTGCCAATAGATGTAGCCGGCCGAGTACTGGACGTAGCGTCCGACGCCGTCCGGGCACACCTGCTCGTCCGCGGTCAGCCGCTTCCCGAGCCAGCCGGATACGGCTTCCTTGTCGTTGATGGCGTTCGGCACCAACGTGTACTCACCGATACCGCAAGCTGCGGCGAAGTCTTGCGGGCTCAAGCCGTTCGCGGCGTTCATATCGCAGTTGCCGAACGGAGGACACCCCTCGGGCAGGCCACCACCGAAACCCTGGCCATCGGTGTACTGATGCGCCAGAAGTCCAGGAAGGTTGGGGAGGCTGCCGTAGCCGGCGCCGATCACACGCAAACCGTCAGGGCGGGTCGGCCACATCGAGTAGAAGTCGCCGCTATTGGCGTAGCCGATGACCCGCTTCGGATTGCCCAGCCATTCGGCGGCTTTCCAATACGAGCGGTTGATACCGTCCGACTGGTCGCCGCCAGGGTTGCCGCCCGACTCGACGTCGATCATCGTGATCATCTTTGGGTGCGGGCCACCGTTCGCATTGATCATGTCGATGTGCGTCTGAACGGTGCTGTCCCAGTTCGACCGCCAATAGAAGTAGACGATGAAGCAGGAGATGCGGCCCGAGTCTGCGGCGGCCTTGCACCAGGCGTAGTTCTGGGCGAAGTTGCGGTCTCGGTAGGTGCCGTCGTTGGAGCGGATGGACGCGATCTGGTACGGGTACGAATCGTTGATCGGTACCTGAAACTCGCTCACGTCAGCGAAAAGCGAATCCGTCATAGGCCCGCCTCCTTGTAGCGTCGAAGAATGCCCTGGCGGGGGTTGTCGTTGAGGTTGCGTTCGATCGCCACGACCCGATCTCGTTCCTCCGGGGGTGCGTCACGCAGGTAGGCGAGAACCTCTGTCACGCCATGATCGAGCGGGCAGAAGGGGCGCGGCTCATTCGATACCGTTGCCCCGCCGCGGACTACGTTCCCTTGTGGGCGTGGCTGTTTCGCGCCCTCGAAGCGTTCGATGATTTGCTGATCCGCTGGGACAGCGCCCTCGGGATCGAAACCGAGAGCTTCGGCGAGTTGCCGGCGAGCGTCGCGCGGCAGCCCAGTCACGAATTCCTTGATGTCGAACTGGTCCCGATCGGGCTCGTCTTTGTCAACCCACACACCGGGCGAGGTCAGCCAGTGCGGGTCCGTCTGTCGGGGCCGCTGGTATTTGATCGTCACCTCGGGCGGGATCACCGAGTCCGCTGGGCGGGCACCGCAATCCCACTGGCGTTGAGACACCATCTTCAGGTACTCGGTCGGGAAAGCGAGCGGAGCGCCCTTCATTCCCGGTAATCCGACGTACTGCCAGACGAATGCTTCCGAGCTGCAATTGGGATTGCAGCGTTCTTTGGTGGGGAATTCGCCGTCTTTCAGCCACGGCGAAGTGTCGACTTCGATCGGGCCGTCCGGGGTTTCAATCGTGACCGTGGTCAATTTCTCTCCTGGCTTATCGGCCCATCACGCCTACCTCATGCAGCGCGCTCGTGAGGTCGCTGATGAGGCCAAGTGCGCGTTGCCCTCTGTCCTTGTTCTTTTCTTTTTCGCCGATGGTGCAAGCCCATTCCGCAAATGAGTCTTCATTCCAGGCCAAAGTGATTTCGCGGACGCGGTCGACGTAAATGGTGTAGTCGTTGAATCCGTACTGGCTGGCGAAGTCGCCGAGGACTTGCGCGCCGATCCGGTCGCCGAGGAAGAAGTGACCTTTACCGTTGTCGCCGATATACCACGGGGCGCCATCGCGGAGAGTTACTTCATGCGAGAACCAAGACCTGGTTTCGTGGAAGCCCTTGCGTAGACTGAGTAGCGCTTCCAGAGTGAAGGCGCGGTCGCTCGCACCAGCCCGGTATTCGAATTTCCGGATCCAGCCAGAATTAGCGACACGCCCCGGTGAAGCGAAATGCATCCAGGCGGCGATTGTGTCCCAGTAAAGGGGCTGAAGCATTGCATCGACCGCGCCGCCAACCGGCGGGATGACGATCGCGGCTGCGATGGCGTCGCCGATTGTTTGGATGGTCGCGGAGATGATTTCGTTGACGAACGGGAACGAATGCCCACCCGTCACGATCGACACTGCGGTGCCGTAGGTGTACAGGAACTTGGACGATTCGATGCCGGTTTCTTCACCCTCAAGGTAGACGACGTATGGGCAAATCTTGTCAGTCAGTTTGAGGCCGGGAATCTTGTACGAGTCCGGGATAGATGGGTCGATGACGTCTTCGACAACTTCGTCGATGTAGTCGTCGGCGAGCTGCGCGAAAGTGCGTTTCAAACCGAGGAACGGGTCACCACCATTGGAGGTGTCCGTGTAATATCCGGATTTGTCGACGATGTCGACAACGAGCGCCATGTTGCGGAGCGTTTGACCCTCGATCGGCTGCTCGTCATCGGTTTCGATGAAACGCCGAACCTGCACCGAAAGCTGGGCGTCTTCGAGAATGTCTTTCGACATGTCGACCCAGTATTTAAAACGGCTGTTCGGGATCGACCAGAGCGTTCCCGCATTCATATCGTCCAAGAACGTTGTCGGCTTGATGACCACCGACCAGTCCCCCATACCGGGAGCGCCTGTCTGGTTTTGCGGGTCGTCCGGAAGGGCCCAGTACCAGTTCTCCTGTTCCCGCATGACGTTCAGGAACAGAGCGGTCTTCAAGCCCCAGATGCTGGGGCCGGCGAGGAAGAAAACCCGCGGGAACTGCACAAAGTCCGGCAGGAACGGGTTACACCAGGCCAGGTAGTACTTCAGCTGGTCGAAGTCGTGGATGAGCCTTACGACGAGGACGCGGGTGCCGTCCTCGCGCTTCTCAACCGAGTGGTCGACGATGGTCCCGGACCAGCGAGCGCCGTCTTTGTCGACAGTGAATACGACGTTGCGTTTCTCGCCGTTGTCGATGCGTTTTGAAACCTGGTAAATCCACTTCGCAAGTGGGTCCCAGAGCGGTATTTCAACCTGCCCTGTTCCAGCGTCGTTATCTAACCACGTAAACTGGGCTGAGTACTCAGTTTTTAAAACGCCCTGAAGATGGCCATCCCCGTTAAAGACGCGAACCAGCGGCGGTTCCAGACGGGCGCGGGCCTCGTCTTTTTCACGCTGGACGGTGGTTGACCAGATTAATTCACACTGCTCCTGCAATGAAAGCGTAGAAATGTCTGTCATCTAGAACAATCCCCATGGGCGGCCCCACCGGTGCGGGCAATAGACTTCAACACGCGCTCCCCCAGTCGGCGCACCCTCCACCTTCACCGGAATATCGGTAGGCGGCGTGTACGGCGGGACCCTATTCATGAAATAGATCCCGTTCATCAACCCGATCAGGTTGGTGTTTGAAAAGTCCCTAATCATGAGCTTCATGGGATCGATGTCGATACGTGCGCCGCCGTTGGTGGCGTTCAGGGTGGGCAGGGTGATGAGGCGGTTAGCCCAATCTCCACCCGGAACGCGGTGGTACTTCTTTCCGGTCCACGAATAGTCCGGCAGCGTCCACTTGCCCTGCGTTACTACCCACTTCAGATACATGGGTTGATCGGTGGGGTTTGCGATTGTGACGAATCCGTTGGAGGTCCCCGAGGATCCTGTTTCAAAGTAGTCGAACGGGGTGTCTTCCCATTTGTCTTCGAACCAGAACGGTTGCGCCGCGGTCACCATCATCGGCACTGTCGCCGATCGGGTCAGGTGCGGATCCTTCTCCGGTTCGAATTCTGGGCTGTCGTTCATCGCCAGCCACAGCGAACGTGTGCCGCTGCGGCTGGTGGTGATCGACATTTTCGTTAGGTGGGCGTCCGGATCCCACGGATCGGCTTCGTAATCCCACGCTGCACGCCACTTGGAGTCGAGGTCTTCCCAGTCCTCCGGCGTCTGTCCTTTGATGTTGACTGCGAACGCGATGTCGCGTTGCTTGACTTTCTTACCTTGATAGGTGGAGCCACGCTGGTAGACGCTCGATTTGTATCTGGTGGTAACCGGCGCGTCATAGATGCCCTTGATTCCCTTTTCGAGGAACAAGTTCTCTGTCGCGCCGGGACCATTGATGATGAAATACGAGTCGTCAACCCCGAAGATTTCCACCTTCGCTGACTGACGCTGCATTTAGCCTCTTGAAGTGTGGGTGAGTGCCCGCAAATCCGCGAGACGTTGCGCCTGCGCGATTGCATTGTTCGGATCGGTCGGCGTGATCTGGATGTGGGTCGAGTAGTCGTAAACGACACCCGCCCCTGATCCGCCGTTCGCGTCCTGCGTGCCGCCATTGATCACGACGTTCGCGGTGCCGACCGGTGATGCGCCGGCAGGGCCGCTGCCGGGCGTTGAGCCCAGCGCTTGCGTGGCTTGGGCGTTGGCGATCTTCGCCTTCTGCCAGGCGTCGAGCTGGTTGCCGTAATCGGTGAGCCCCTTGACGACCGGGATAGTCCGCGGGTCCGGGATGCCGAGCGGGCCCAGGTTGGCGCCGATCAGGTCATTCAGACCCGAGTCGAACGCGCCCTTGAAGCGGTCCACCGTCTTATTGGCGAGGGTGACGCCGGTGTCGATGCCGGGGTTGTCGGTCGCCCACTTCAACGCCTCGGGACTGGTGTCCGGTGTCGGTGACGGGATCAGTGGGTTGATGTTGTGGCCCAGTTGCTGTCCGTACTCGCCGAACAGGCGATCCAAGCCGCCGACATGCCCGATCGGTGGTGCCGGTTCGGGCGGCGTCCCTGGTGGTGTCCCGGCGGGGGTTGCTTGCGGGATCGCCTGCAACTTGTCGCTCATCCCCGGCATGCGGTTGATGAAGTCGCGGAACATGTTCCACTGCGGGTTCGTCAGCACGGCCTCAGGAAGGCCCGAGGTGTTCCACCCGAAGGTGTTGTGTTTGAAGATGCCGCCCTGGTCGTAGCCGTGGCCTTGACCCCACTGTGCGGTCAAATCGTTGCCGTAGGTGGCCCGGTAGTAGTTGAGGGCGGCGACCATGTTGGCGAGCGGGTCGTTGATGTTGTCCGACAGACTCTTGTCGCGGTACGCCTCAAACGTCGACGGGATCGTCTGCAACAAGCCCTGCGACGGATGTCCTGCAACAGCGTTGGAGTCCCACAGGTTGATGGCGTTCGGGTTGCCGCCCGACTCCGACCCGATCTGCGCCAGCATCGCATTCAACTGGGCAGGATTGTCCGGGTCGAATCCGGTGCGGCGCATGGCCTCGATAGCGAGCGCACGCCACTGCTCGACACCCGCGGTCGGGTTGTAGTTGACCGCACCCGATGCGCCGACAGCGCCGGACACGAACGAGATCAGCTCGTCGGCGATGCGTTTGGCCATCGCCTTCGGGATCTCGCCGATCTTGCCGATACCAGGGACGTTCGGGATCGAGTCCGCCAACGCCCGCAACGGTTGCGCGAACTGGGATTGCACCAGAGCGCTACCGCCGGAGCTGATGCGTGAACTGATCCGGGAGAACAGATCCTTACGTGCCTCAGGTGAAAGCGCCTGCAAGGGTGCGATGTTCGCCCAATGCACGTGATCGAAGTGCGCTGCGAGGTCGCCCGCGTAGATGCCACGCAACTCGGCCTGATTACCAGGGTTCGCCGCGTATCCGCGTGCGTTGTACAGCAGCGGTCCGGGCCCATAGATCAGCTGCGTGGACTGCGGGTACTGGTCGTAGATCCAGTTCGCGATGTCCTGCTTCGGGCCGTCAACGTCGATCGCTTGACCGGAGCCGTGGAAACCGGAGTCGCCAGGCCGCAACGCCGACGTGACGGTCGCGTTGGAGAACGCTTTTTGGATGACGTCAGCCATCCAACGGTCCGCGTCGGAGCCGAATTGGACGCCGCCACCGATCGCATAGTTCGCGCCCTGTGCCTGCTGTCCACCGGATGCGAGCACCGACTTGCGGAGCTTGTACATGTTCTGGTGGCCGCCAGCCGCGTCGACCTCCGCCTTCGTCCAGACGTGCTCGCCGTTCGACAACCGGTACAGGCCGGCCTTGTCGTCAGTGCCGCCGCCCGGACCGTAGACCGGGCCGCCCATCCAACGCCCTGGTGCTGCGGCGCCGATGTGATCCATCGGTGTCCACTTGCCGGTGTCGGGCAGTTTGACGATGTCGGCGACCTTGTTCCAGAGGGTGCCGACCTGGTTCCAGTAGTCGATCAGGGAATTGATTGGGCCGACTGCCACGGTGGGCAGTTGGCCCCACTTCGAGCCGATGTCGGTGACCAGTTTGCCGAAGAAGTCCGGCAGTGATCCCAGAGCGCGTTTCAGCGGTTCGAGGAATCCGTCGCCGCTCAATCGCTTCTGCGAGTCGGTCAGCGAGTCTTCGGTTTGCTTCCACGCCTTCTGGACATCGCCTGCGAATACGTTCACTCCGTCGCGGACCACGGGCAGCTTGTTGGCGAAATTGTCAAGTGACGGAACAAGCTTCACAGTGAAGGTCGTGTCGGACGCGGTTCCGAGATCGCCGATCTTCGTTTTGATCGTGTCCAGGATCCCGTTGACCTTCGCGGCCTTGTCGTCCAGCGATTTCGAGAACGCGTCGAACGCCTGTTGCGTCTTCGTGAACTCGTCCGGCTGCGCGGGCGGTGCCGGTTGCGCAGCCGGGGCAGGAGCGGGCGCGGGTGCAGGTGGTGTGGCGGTGGGCCACATCTGCTGCGGGCTCGCAATCTTCGGCGGCGCCGCTGGGGCGGGTGCCGGAGGGGGAGTTACGGCCGCGGGAACGGTCGGTGCAGGCTGGGGCGGCGAAGGTGGTGTCGGTGCAGGCTGCGCGGGACTGCTAGGCCACAGCGACTGAACATCGCCGACTCTCGACGGCCCTGCAGGTGCAGCGGGCTGCTGCATGGAGTAGCCGGGCCACAGGTCCGGTACCCCTCCAAGCCGGGACGGTCCGGGAGCAGGATTCGGATTCAGCTTCGGTTTGTTGGCCTCTTCCTGCTTCTTCTTCTCCTCCCGACGTTTCCGGCCGGCGCCGTTGTCGTCGTAGGAGTCGGTTTCGTTGTTGTAGCCGAAGAAGGAGTTGAAGCCGCGTTCGAACTTGCCCAGCCAGCCCTTGTCGTTATCTGCGGCGTCCCAGATTTGGCGGAACCAGCCAGCCTTTTCGGCGTCACCGGGCTTGAGCCGTTCTGGAACTTTGCCCTTCGGCTTCGGTGTCAGTTTGCTGGCGGGTGCGTTCGTGTGGGTTCCGGGCGAGTTGTTCTGGCTGCCACCCAAGCCGGGCGGTGCGGGGGGCATGTTGTCCCCTGTGCCAGGTTTGCTCTGTTCCCCTGTGCTGCTGCTGGTGCTGGTGTCGTCTGTACTGTCGCCGCTATTGTCGTCTGACTCTGGTGCGGGCGCGAACCAGCCGAGGATCTTGGCGCCAAGTTTGAGTGCTGAGACGATCCCATCAACGACGGTCTTGACGTCGTTGAAGAAGCCCTTGATCTTCTGCTGGCCCTCAGGCGAACCAAGGAACTCTTTCCAGTCCTTGAAGGTGCTCTGGAGCGAATCGAGCCACGACTTCCCCGTGTCGTCAGACCCCTTGAACAGGGCCTTGATCACGCCGCCAAGTTCTTTGGCGATGTCCATGATCTGCTGGAAGGTGTCGAGCGAGTTTTGCAGGAAGTTGTGGAATCGCGCCTGACCGTCGGGCGATTCAGCCCACTGCCGGAAGCGTTCTGTGAGTCCGAGGAATCCACTGGAAATGCCGGGCAGGAAGTCTGTGCCCACTCCTGCGAGGGACAGCAATCCCTGGATCAGGTTGGTGATTCCATCGATAACCGGCGGAATCGACTCTTTGACCCGATCGAAGATATGGGTCACCTTCGACCGCGTCGCATCGGTGTCCAGGTCTGCGAGTGCGCGGCGGACGCCGTTGTTGATTTCGCTGGCGATGCCTGACAGTCCGGCCTTCATGTCCGGAAGCCAGCGGTTGATGAATGTGGTAGCTGAGTCGCCGAGCTTGTCGAACAGGGCGTCTTGGACTGCGTTTTTGAAGTCTTTGAGCTGAGGTTTCAGGCCGAGCAGTTTGTTGACGAAGTCCTGGGCAGCTGGCGACAGCTTGTCCATCTTCTTCTTGAACTCGTCAGCGGAATTGCCGGTGTCGTTGATCGCCTCCGTCAGCTTCCGCTGGGCGTCAACCAGGTTCTCGTTCGCATCTGACAGGCGTTGATTCGCTTCGACGACACGCTCATTCGCGTCCGCTTCAGCCTCAGCTGCCTTCGCGACACGGTCCTTCGCATTGACGACCTTGTCGCTACCTTCGACGCCCTTCTGGTTCGCTTCCGCAGCATCTTCACGCGTCCGTTGAGCATTGACCTTGGTGTCTTCCTGGTCAGCTTCAGCGACCTTCACCTGATGCAAGGCGCGGGCGCGGTCGATGGGAGTCGCGTTCGGGTCCTGCATCGTTTTGATGAGGTCCATCCGCGCCTCAGCAACGCTGATGGCTGCGCCCTCTTCATCCAGAGAGGCGCGCCGCAGCTCGCGGTTGATGTCCTGAAGGTCCCGCAGCGCGTCCTTACGGGCGCGGTTCAAGTCCTTCTGCGCGTTCAGGGACTCCTTCTGCGCATCCCGAACACCACGCTCTGCGTCGCGGACACCCTTCTGCGCTTCCTCAACGCCACGGGCGGCGGAGCGGGCTTCCTTCTGCGCGGAGGCGACCTTGTCGGCGTGCTCTTTCGCGGACTTGCCCGCATCGTCGGAGGCTTTGCCGGCAGCTTTGAACGCGTCGGCGATGCCCATCGTGCCGAGCTTCAACGCAGCGAAGACCGAGAGGGCGCCTGCGAGTGCGCCAGGGAGGAGGCCGATGATGCCAGCGGCCTGCGCCAGTTGTCCGATCAGCGGGACCAAGGACACTGCTGCCAAGCCGACCAGGGCGATTTGGACGAGGCCAGTGATGCTGCCGAAGCTGAGCATTTTGCTGGACAGCGAACCGATAGCCTGCAAGGACGCGGCCCCGAATGCGCGGAAGGCGGCACCTAGCGCGGAGGTGGAGTTTCCGGCCGTGCGTTGTGCTTCCGTGACCCTGTTGTGAGCGCGGCTTTCGGCTTCGGTGAGCGCGCTGACGCGGCCGATCGAGTCGGCGAGGGTGCGGCGCGCGCGGGCGAGATTCTGGGTGGAGGCGATGCGTGCGGAGTCGGAGGCGTTGACGCGCTGGCTGACTTCGTTGTAGCGGGCTTCAGCGAGAGTCGCCTTGTCTGCGGCGTCGCCTTGGGCGCGTTTGGCAGACTCCAGCTTCGACTGAATGTTGGCGAGGTCGGATTGCGCTTTCGCGAGGCTGGCTTTGTCGACTTCGACCTGGATGCGGTAGGCGCGGATCGGTCGGGCAATGATGCCGCCACGCAGTTGACGGTTGGCTCCGCTGATGAGGATGCCGCGCGTGCTGGATGCGGTTCCGCTGATCTGATTGCTGACTGCCGACGCGAGGGACCGCAACGCCATCAGTTGTGCTGCGGCTGCACCGGTGTCGGCGTTGACGTTCAGGGTGATCGAGTCGCGCTCCACCCTGCGACGCCAGGCCGCCAACTGTGCATCCGCCTTCGCGAAGTTGAGTTGGGCATTCAGCTTCAGGTCGGGCAGATCCTTCGTCTGCGCTTTCAGTTGCGCACGAACCGATTTCGCGTCAACCTTCACACCTACGGTTGCATCGACGTTCTCGCCGGCCGACTTCACCAACGCCCGCAACTGGGTCCGGAACCCGGACACCAATTGCGGTTTGACCGACACCTTCAGCGACTCGTCGATCGGAGCGAGTAGGGCTTTCACCTGCTGCCGAAACGCCCTGTCCAGGGCGGGCCGGAGCACGAGCGCCGCGGTTCCCGCTTGATAGTCAGCAGGCATGCGACCACCGCCTCTATGGAGTTAGGTTTTGACCCCGAGCGCGGCGATAGCGTCGTAGGTTTCGATCTTGTCTTTGATGTCCCGGAACCGTTGTTCAGCGGTTTGCGGGCGCGGCTCGGGCGGCAATGGCGGGCCGAGTTTTCCGCCGAACACGGCGGGCAGAATCCGCAGCAGTTCTTTCTGCAAGTCGATCTGCCGAAGCATCAGCAGAACAGGCAGCGAATAGCCGAGCGGCGTCGGCGCCTCAGAAACACTGTCGGGCAGCGGTTTCTGCGCCCGCTCCCACCCGAGTTCTTCGTCCATCGCCAGCGCGGTCTGATACCAGCCGTGCGCGGGCAAGCGCCGCAGAAACCGATATAACTGCTGCCACGGTCGTGTGCCGCGGTAGAAGTCGAGGAGGTCGACCCCCAGTTCGTTCTGGAGGTCGTATTCGATGTCTTCCCCGTATTCCTCGATGAGGACTACGAGGGCTACTCGCCCCCCGGCAGATCAGCTCCTTCGTCACCCGGGACCGGGTTGTCGAAGTGAGTGTTGATGTCGTTGATCAGCATCAGCAGCAGTTCGGCCGGCTCGTCCTTGATGACGGGCCAGACCGCGTCGAAAGCGTCGCCACATACGGTCGCGAACAGTCGTTTGATGGACTGGTATTCGAAGTGGCCATCGTTGTCGAGCAGTTCCGCGAGAGCGGTTGCCCGTTCGATGGTTTCGGGCGCCGTGATAGGGGTCGGCGGCTCGGTGCCGTCGAACATGTAGGGCGTGATTGCCTTGTGCCGTGCGCGCGCCTGATCACGCAATGCGGCGTAACGGGACTTCTTCGCAGCAGCCGGGGCGGTCTTGGTGCGGGTGTTGGCAGTAGCCATGGGGGTCTCCTGGCAGAGGGGTGGGGTTACTTCTTGTCGTCCGCTTCGGCGCGCTTCGCGGCCGGCTTCGGCTCCGGCGACTTGACCGAGGCAGGCTTGGTAGCGGGTTTCTCGTCGGCTACGACGCGGTAGCCGCGGTGGATGAGGTCTTCACGCTCGACCGGGGAGCCGACGAGGATTTCGCGGCCACTCGGGGCGACCATGCGAACTGGTTCGAATGCCATGGGTGTTCTCCTGGCGGACTGGCCTGGCGAAGAATGGGGGTTAGGTGCCGTCCCCGCACGCGGCCAGGAATCACGTGCGGGGCGGCGATCAGGGGACCTACGCGTAGGTCAGGGCGAACGGCGAGCTGGCGCCGGTCGCGTTGGTGACCACCAGGTTCTGAGAACCAGCGGTCTTCGCGGGGGTGACCACCGACAGTTCGGTGTCGGAGACGACCAGGAAGCTGGTCGCAGCGGTGCCACCGACAGTGACGCCCGTGGTGCCGGTGAAGTGCTGGCCCTTCGCGACGATGTTGGTACCGCCCGCAGTCGCCATGGTGGCCGCACCGACGTAGCTGGTGATCGACGGAACCGCGGCGACAGACTCAAAGCCCATGTCGGCCAGCAGGTTCTTGACGCCGGGGCCGCAAATCACGTTCTTCAGCGAGTAGCCGAGGTCGTGGTCGATCTTGGCCTTGACGGTCATGTTGTAGGCCAGAGCCTGCTCCTGAGACCAGGACTGCTCGCCGACCTCGGTGACGGTGGCGCGCGGCAGGATCTTCAGGATGTAGATCAGGTCGTCGCCGGAGCCGTCGACCATGCCGAAAATCATTCGGTTGTAGCGGGTCTCGGGGCTGGTGGGGTCGTTCCACTGGAGTTCGCCGGTGGTGGCGTCAGCGGTGACCGAGTCCAGGCTGATGCCCGAGTAGAGGGCGAGGGTGTCCTTCTTGGTTTCCTGCGCCGTGAACGACACGGACAGGTCCTTGGTGAGGATGTCGGTGCGGGTTGCCTCCAGGGCACCCCAGGACTCGACGTCATTGCTTTTGACGTCGGGCTTGAAGCTAGGCGGGGCGTCCTTGGCGATCAGGCCCAGCGACGCGAAATCGCTGAGTCCCTGGAAGTCCGCGGTGACACCGCTGGTGAAGGCGGTCGGGATCGCGACGTCGATGTCGCCGACCAGAACGAAACCCTTGTTGGGGCGGCGGATCAGCGCCGGGTTCCAGTTCGCGACCTGCTCGTATGTAACAGCAGCCATAAGGTTTTCCTTTGGATGGCACGCCCAGAAACCCGGCCGTGTAGAGACCGGGTGGCGTGCAGGGAGAAGAGAATTAGGCGCGTGGGCGCCGATAGGAGAGCCGGTAGGTGGCGCTCACAGCGCGCACATCCCGATCATGCGGAGGCAGAAAAACCCCGCCAGAGCGTTCCTCGGCCGTGTCGATCAAAAACCCGCCGGGAGCCGTGTTGCCGGCGAACAGGACCCGGTCTTGCCCTGCGGTTTCGAGGGCTTTGGACGCGGCACGTGTTTCGGCGACGTACTCGGTGTAGATGAGTGGATTGTCCGCGACCCCATCTTCGGCGCCACCTACACGGGTGACCCTGATGTACGGCCTTGGCGTGTTGTCGTCAACGAATGTGACAACCGGTGCGATATCGCCGAGCAGAGCGCGCATCACTTCGTCGAACTTCGGGTAAGGGATGACAGCCATCGCTCACCCCTCGATCTGCTCTTTGAAGCTACGCAGCACCCATTCCGGTGCTCGCGGTCCTGCACGGCTGGAACCGATTTCGCGCCATTTCGCGTAGTAGCCGGTGGCGTGGACGACACCTTCGATGGTTCCGTCCTCACCGCGCTGGACTTCGGGTTGGACGTGGGAGGCGTTGTAGCCGGTGTCCACCACTGAGTGTGTGGTCCAGTACTCGCAGCCCTGTTGGGCCACCATCATCACGAACCGCTCCAGGTCTCGGCTGGTGCGCATGAATTCGTCGAGATTGTTGTTACTGCCGTCGAATTCCACTGGCAGCGTCCTTCGCGATACGGAACCGTGTCCCCGGTGTCCAATGCGTCCACGAGTTGCGGGGCGTGTCCACGTCGCCATCGATCACATACAGGCGGCCATCCGGTAGCTCGATGCCGTCGGCGGCAACCACGTCCGAACCTTCGGGCGCAGTCACCTGCCCGAGCTTCTGGAACTGCTCACCGTCGGTGTTGTCCTCGGTGTTCGACAGCCACTTGATGTCACATGGCCCGATCTTGTGCCGGGTCACGGAGCCGCTGTAGTCGCCTTCCCAGTTGCGGGTGCCGGTGTGGCGGACAACGGTGAGCATGATCCCGCGCGTGTAGCGCGGCGACTGGTAGTTCACCATGTGCACGGCCTCGTTGAAGCCAAGCCAGCGTTGCGGAGGATCGCCAGCGCGGCAGGTGACAACCGAGTGAGGGATCGTTCGATCTCCTCAGCGCTGACCCCGTCCCCGTAGGTGACGGAACCACCATCCGCGGTCTGCGACTTGATGAGCACTTCGCGGCCGACAACGCCTGCGGCAGGGTTGACGCCGGCGAGGAACCACATCGACACGTGTGCGCAGGTGGCGTCGCGCAGCGCTTCAGCGATATCCAGGTCGACCGGTAGCCCTGACGGGTAGGTGTCGTAGATGTCGTTGGCGGTGGCGCGGCGCACCAGTTGGGATGCGTAGCGGATGAGGATTTTCGCTTGGTCGTCGTCGGGGAGTTCGGTGAGCCAGTCGGCGAGGTCGTCGACAGTGGCGTAGACGAGCACGGCCGTTACTCCGCGGCCTTCTTGGCGGGGGTGGCGCGCTTGGTGGGGGCTTTCTTCGCCGGGGCGGGCTTCGCCTCGTCGACAGGCCCGGGTTCCGGGGCAGCTTCAACAGGCTCCGGTTCAGGTTCCGGCTCGGGTTCAGGTTCCGGCTCGGGTTCAGGTTTGGTTGCGGGAGCGTCGATTTCGGCCCAATAGGCCCACTCCAGCAGATCCGGGCGCGGATCCCCAGATTCAACGATCAAGTCCTGATCGGTGCCGAGATACTTGTAGAAGTAGGGCACTAGATTGCTCCAAAAAGATTGAGACGCAACCGATCACCCGGCAGCCATCAATAGCTGCCGGGATCACGGATTGCGGATTAGGAAGCGAGAGCGCCGCGCAGCAGAACCGCGCGGTTCGCGTCCAGGGTGGCGGTGCCGTACAGCACGTCGAAGCTGATCACGTCCTGCTTGTGGACGTGATCGCGGTCGATCGTGGTACGCAGGCTGATGCCCTTGTAGGACTCGATCGCGTACAGGGTGCCGGGCGACAGCGGGCGAGGCAGCGGCACCGAAGTGAACGCGAACGCGGTGTCGTGGAACGCGAGGCCAACCTCAGTGGTGGGCTGGCCCGTGGTCGGGGAGCCGGCGGGCTGCACGATGTTCTGGGTCATGTAGGTGTCGAACCCGAACAGGTTGTCGCCGATCGAGCCACGCCGCAGGGCGTCGGTGCTGCCCGACTGGTGCACGTTCTTGATCAGGTCGCTGTTCAGCCAGTTCGCACGAGTGGTCGGGCCCACGACAGCGTGGCGGTTCATGCCGGGCACGTTCTTGATGTCGAGCTGGCGGCCAGCCTCGATCAGGACCTCGGGCTTGTTCCACTCCTGGCCGGTCGGAGTGACACCAGCGATAGCGGTGGTCGCGCCCTTGATGTGGGCGATGATCGCGCGGTCGATGTACTGGGCCAGAGCCTCAGCCGCCGGGGTGGCGATCTGGGCGTCCATCGACTCCAGCTCCAGCAGAGCGGATTCGTCGGTGATCTCCAGCGACACATCGGCGATCTTGTCCAGCTTGACGGGCACGCTGGTCTCAGTCGCGTTCTGCACCTGGATGCCGTTGGTGCGGTCGAACAGCGACGCGGTCAGCACAGCGGGCTTGCGGACGTTGACGGTGTCGCCGACCTTCGCCTGGAACTCGCTGGCGTAGCCGGTGTACACCAGCGGCACCATGCACAGGTTTTCGTAGAGGTTCGCCAGGACCTGGCGGGCAATGACGTCAGGCGTCAGGAAGGTGTTAGCCAATTTTGGCTCCTAGATTAGATTCGGTCGCGGTCGCGTTGTTCGCGTTTCGCGCGCCGGATGTCGTCGACAGAAAGGGGGCCGCGCGGCTTAGGTGCCGCATTGCCGCCTGTGAGGTCTCCGCCGCTTCGCGGGGCCGACGCCTGGACGACCTTTTTGAGCTTCGGGTTTTTTTCGACAGCGTCTTTGACGATCGCGGCCACCTGGGTCGCGAAGTCGTCAGCGCTTGTGTCGAGTTTCTCGATCGCGGAATTGATCGAGCGCGAATCGAGAATGGATTCGAGGTCACCCTCAGCCGAAGACACGGCCTTGGTGATGGCGTCCTTACGCTCATAGGCGCGCAGACGCTCAGCAGCAGAATCGCGTTCAGCGGCGATCTGCTTTTCCCGCTCCTCCGCCTGCTTCAAAAGCTCGGCAGGGTCGGCGGGTTCGTCGTCCTTCACGAGTCCGAGGGCCTTGGCCCACTTCTCGGTCAGGGCTTTCTCCGCAGCCTCAGCAGCCTCACGGCTAGCCTTCTCAGCTGCCTCTTTGCCCTTTACGCGGGCAGCGGCGGCTTCGTCGCGGAGCTTCTTCACATACGCTTCGTCATACGACTTGGCGGCAGGCCGCTCAGAGTCCTTCGAGGAATCCGCAGCCTTCGAGGCGGGTTCGGTGCCCTGTACATCGGCACCGACATCCGCAGTGGTGTCGATCGTTTCGGCCGCAGCCGTCGCCTCGACAGAGGTGTTTTCAGTTGTTTCCTGGGGGGTGGCTTCGTCGGCCATATGATTGCGCCTCCTGGGCACGGTGAAACACCCGCAGCCGCCAGGGCATACGGGTGTTGAAATGACGAAACCCCCGCCGGATTAACCGAAACGGGGGTTGAAAGAGCCCACTACAGTGGGACGATTATTGAAGCTCCTCCGCCAGGACTCGGACCTGGAACAGCTGAACCAAACTCAGCCGTGTTGCCATTACACCACGGAGGAAACGGGACACTTCCCGCGAAACGAACTAGACAGATTCAGGGATCCACTCGGCGATCGGGGAACCCATCGACGTATACATCGTGCGATACGGGCCAGGACCAGGCACAGGGGGTGTCTTCCCCTCATCCAGGTAGGCTTGCGCCTCCCGCCGGGACGGCCTACTCGGCATCCCCTCATCCTGGTCGGCGAGCAGACGCCAGTAGGTGAGCTTCTCGGCGCGGCTCAGCGCGTTGAACTGCTCAATCGACGACGTATCCACGAAGCCTCCACTGACGTTTGTTCTCGTCGAATGATACCCCGACGATGCGGACGCGCCGAGCGTCAATCACCAGCAACTCGCGTTCTCGCGGGAACTCTGCCAGTTCGCCGACAGCGAGAGCATGCGTGCCAGCCGGGACGACAAGGTCCAGAATCGCGGGGTTCTTGCGTGACAGATTGCGTGGCGGATCGGCGGCCATGCTCGTCGACATGAATCCTTGCTCGGTGAGGACTTTCCCGACCAGGCTGGCAGCGCCAGCTTCGCTGGTGATGCCATAGATGTCGCCGTCGATTTCGCGGCTGACTCGCACCGTTTCCCGCAGTGAATACTTGGATAGCGCTGACCGGATCTGCTTGATAGCGCCTGTCGTGAATGGTGTTGGCGCTTTCTGGCCGCGTAGGGTCTTGTTGACGAAATCGGGTTGCAGTAGATAGCTCTCCAGCGTGTCCCGTTCGTCTTGGGTGAGTTTCGACAGGTCGTTGTGGATGTTCGCGATCGGGATCCGGTCGAAATCGTCCCCACCATCATCGCCTCCCCCGCCATGTCCGCCCGGTGTGGGTGGTATCGGAGGAGGGTTCAGGCGTGTCACCGTCGCGGGCTTATCCGCTTTACCGCCGCCTGGTGTTGATGCCACGACGCGGGGCCGCGCGTTCTCGCCCACTGCGGCAGCGACACGGCGGTCCATGCGGGCCTTGCGGATGTCGATCAGTTGTTGGCGACGCTCAGCGCGCGCCTTCTCGGTGGTTCGAATAGCCGCCGGCGGCAACGGATCATCCGGAGTCCACACTGAAATCGTGTGCCGGCATCCGCGGTGAAACAGGCCGCCTTCGCGGGCGGCTGCCAACGAGCACAGTACGTCGACCTTGATGGCGCGTCCGGTGCGTGTGTCGCGGGAGATCGCTCCGATGGTGGCGCCGGAGATCGAAAGGACCTTGCCTTCGTATGGCACGCATAACGGGCACGCTCCGGAGACGTCGGAGACGATGATCAGGTCGTGCCCGGATGCTGCGAGCTGTTGCGTGTATGCCTCGACTTCGGCGTGTGTGATCGCTGTGCGGACAGCCGTTTCCACGTAGGAGACGAGGTCATACCGTCGCCCGCGTTTGTCAACGAACCCAGTGATACCGCGGCGAGCGAACTTGCTCAGGGCGCGTTCCATCGCCTTGCGGCGGTTGAGGTCGGACTCTTCGCGGACTGCCTCGTTGATCACCTGGTGGTAGATGTTCTCGCCGACAGTTGGGATGTTGCGGTTCACATCGAAGATGGCGCGATTGACGTCCTCGATGAGGCGTTCGAGCGCCGCGGCGTCGGGCGGCATGTTCGTAGGCGAATCCGCGTGTGCGGCAGCACGACCGGTAGCCCACGCGGAACGCAATGCCACCTCAACACGCTTCTGCGACTCCGCATCGAGATCGCGGGAGATCTTCACCA